GATAAGTTTTTTTAGCATTGGGCTGGCGTCCTGCTGATGGGTGATGAGGGGTCGGGTCGTCTGCACCGAAGAGTGAGTTCCCTGCTGCACGGCTCGTAATAAAGAGCAGTATAGTCAATGACACCTGTATTATCGCCAGTACAGGGTCATAGACTCAGCAAAGGGATCGGCCTTGATGCTGGCAACGCACTACCCTAATCCACTGCCACGCAGGCGTGCCTTGTTCAGCGGAATCAGCTCACTAAACCTGCATATTCATAATTTCACTTTGAATATTTAGCCAGTCAGGTTGATGTGCGTTGATGCGTGGGTTTACAGAGACATACCGCAAGTCACAAACTGCCGTAGTGGTGGTTTTGAGGTGATTTGCGGTATTTTTTTGTGCTACATGTGTGCTACGGCTAAATAATCGGCCTGCTCGGCTCATGCACGGACACGACCTCAGCCGTCACTTTCCCCAGCACAATGATGCCTTCCATTCCCTCTCCGTCGATCGTCTCTCCGTAAGAGGTGATAATCCCTGTACTGAACAACCTGCCCAGTTGCGGGAACTCGCCTATCTGGAATGCGACCTTGTCGCCCGGAACAGGATTCTGTGATTTGTCTGCCAGCACAAACCCGTCCGGCGTCTCAATCAGGATCATGTTGTTGCGGTGAGGCATCAGGACATCGTTCAGGTCGATGCGCCGCTCGATATAATCGGATGCTGGTGATGGAAATCCCATAATTACCTCACGTATCCCATGTTGCGTAACGACCAGGTCTTATTCTCGGTCTCCTCGGTAACCAGCTCGAAGAAGAAGTTCTGGTAACGCCGAATCCACCGGTTGCACTCCTGCAGCGTCCAGACGTGATTAACGTCATCCAGACGCTTCTGGAATGCCGCAGTAGTGACAATCTGCCGCCCCCTGCCGTCCTTCGTTATCGCGCCAGTGAACGCCGCATGTATGTCACTCTCTCTCGCCATGATAAATCCTCCTCTGATAAGTACTGTATGGATAAACAGTAATATCGATCGGTACTTTTTATCAAGGCGGCGCGGCTCACAGATTTGTAAAGGGTTTGATGGCACAGGGTTTTTAGTTGGCGCATGCGATGGGGAGTGACTAATCTCAAATCACACCCCCCGTAGCTTGCTCAGACAGGAGCGGATGAGTCATTGCCCGGTCGCCGGGCTTTTTTATGTGCTGAATTTTAAAGGATCGATTCCTTGATCATCACTTGGCACGATGACAAAATCCGGTATCTTTTTTTTAAGGTGTCACCATGGCTAAATTATTCGCCCGTTATATGACGATTGGAGTTCTTAACACGCTTATTCACTGGGTCGTGTTTGCCATCTGTATCAAGAACGGTCAGAGTCAGTCAGTCTCCAACTTCATAGCCTTCTGTGTTGCCGTGACTTTTTCATTCTTTGCAAACGCCCGTTGGACCTTTAGCTCTGAGGCAACAACCTTCAGATACATGATGTATGTGTTCTTCATGGGTGCCGTAGCGACTCTTATTGGAGCATCTGCAGACCGGCTGCACGTAAATCCTGTAGCTACCCTTGTCGTATTTTCTGCAGTGAGCCTTATTTGCGGATTCCTTTATTCTAAATTTATTATTTTTAGAGAGAAAAAATGAAGATATCTCTAGTCGTTCCCGTCTTCAATGAAGAAGATGCGATAAGGCATTTTTACAGTGCCGTAAGATACAAAGACTTTTTGAAGCCATATGAAATAGAGATTGTCTTCGTAGACGACGGCAGCACAGATTTCACGCCGCAACTGATGAAGGATATGCAGGAAAGTGATCCGTTAGTTAGGAACGTGTTCTTTACGAGAAACTTTGGTAAAGAAGCGGCACTATTCGCAGGGATAGAGTGTGCCACTGGTGATGCGATCATCCCTATTGATGTCGATTTGCAGGACCCGCTGGAAGTAATTCCACTGCTGATTGAACGCTGGCAGTCCGGCGCAGATATGGTTCTGGCTAAGCGTACTGACAGAAGTACTGACGGCCACTTGAAGCGCAAGACTGCAGAGTGGTTTTACCGACTACATAACAAAATCAGCTCTCCTAATATTGAGGAAAATGTAGGCGACTTCAGACTAATGTCCCGCAACGTGGTTGAGAGCATCAGGCTTCTACCTGAGCGTAACCTATTTATGAAAGGGATTCTGTCATGGGTTGGCGGCAAAACAGAGATTGTTGAGTATACCCGTGCGGAACGCGTAGCTGGTACCACTAAGTTTAATGGCTGGAAGCTATGGAATCTGGCTTTAGAAGGGATAACTTCATTCTCAACGTTCCCATTGCGTATGTGGACTTATATCGGGTTCTTCGTGGCCTCGCTGTCGTTCCTGTACGGCGTATGGATGGTCATCGACAAATTGATATGGGGAAATCCCGTGGCAGGCTATCCGTCAATACTGGTATCAATTCTGTTTCTTGGCGGGGTGCAACTGATAGGGATTGGAGTTCTGGGGGAGTATATTGGAAGGATATACATCGAAACTAAAGGGCGACCTCGCTACATAATTTCTAAAAAGGAGAAGGATTAAGATGAATGGACTAAGTGGTTTAGAGAAAAAGCTTGCATGGTTTTTACTATTTGCATTGGTGTTTTTTTTAATAGTATCGCGGCGGCCAGACATAATTTTCAACGCTCAACCATGGGCTGAGGATGGAAAAATATGGATAGAGAATATTTATAATAATGGTTTCTGGAACTCGCTGCTGTTCCCACAAAATGGATATTATCAGACTATATCCCGAATAACTTACGGTATAGCATTACTCGCTGGCCTTTCTAAGGCAGCCCTGGTAGCGAACGTGATCGCGATCAGCATTAGATGTTTTTTTGTGATGTTTGTTTTATCCGGAAGAATGTCATTTATAAAGCTACCGTATCGCATTGCAGCAGTGTTTTACTTTTTGCTGATGCCAAATCTGTCTGAGGGATATGTGAACATCACAAATGTTCACTGGTACCTATCTCTTTATCTTATGGCAGTGGTCCTAGCTGATGAGGGAGAAGGGCCATTCTGGAAGATCCATGATTTTACCCTTCTGATTATCAGTTCTCTCAGCGGACCTTTCGTGGTATTCATTGCGCCATGCCTGCTGATTAAGCGAGTGTCTCAGCGCGGTGGTATTGTCCAGGCTATAAAGGGTATCAATGCTTTTGATGTCACTATGGCCGTATGTTGCATTATCCAGGTCGCAGCTATCCTAACTTCATCTGACGCTGGCAGATCTTCAGCCCCACTCGGAGCAAGTATTAGCCTCCTGGCCGACGTCATCAGTTACCGGGTGATAGGTGGTTCGCTATTTCTGAACGAACTTATATCAGGCATGGGAGCTATGCATGGATTGAACATACTGCTTTTCATCGCGCTATGTGTGCTGGTGCTGATTTGCTTCTTCAGATGCGGGTGGCGCTTCAAATCAGCGGCTTTATTCCCGGTGTTGATGATCGGGTTTGCTCTCGCAAAACCTATGATGAGCCTTGATCAGCCACAATGGCCAACCTTACTGATCCCTGGTGGCGGTGAACGATACTTTTTCATCACTAACTTTGCATTTTTCTGTTTTCTTCTTTTTGTAGTGAACTGGATTTCCCCCCGATCCCTGGCACCACTTATGATAATTTCAATCGTGGCATTGCCAGTCTTATTGCGTGGCTTCCCAATACAGCCAATGTCCGAGGTGGGTTATCGTCAGGATATAAATACATTCGATGCATTGCCTTCAGGAGAGTCGATGCAGATTCGCATCAACCCCCCTGGATGGAGCATGCAACTACAAAAAAAATAAAATAAGGGCCATGTGGCCCTGTTTTATTTCCCTACTACCGTGTAATCAACGCGTGCTGATATCCCTGACGTTCCGTTGATAAAGAACCCAGTAAACCCTGCGTTACTTCGCGACGTTACGATCACTGAGGTTTGACTTGCTCCTGAGTCACCATTTACCGCAATCACACTGATAATTCCGTTAGGGAAGGCAACGTTAAAGTTCACGCTGAAAGCTCCGCCAGTTCCAAGCGTAACGGTCTTTGACCCCATTTTCTGGATATAGCCATGACCAATATCAGTTGAAACCTCACCTCCAGTTTCGTATGTGCTTGAGGTATTAGTTTTCGCATTCGTGCTGGTGTTAGCGTACTCACTTCCACCGCCCAGAATCGTATTACGGTACTGGGTACAGTTGGAAGATGATCCGGCAAATACGACACCAAATTTACCTGATGGGATTTGGATGTGGTTATCGTGCACCCGCCCGTTGATACTGGCACCTGTTACCTCTATGCCATTTTCCCCTGTATCAGTGCTTCGGCCTTCCAGGAAGTTATCATGAACATCAAAGCTTTCCACATCAGACAGAAGGATATGGTTAATTGCATCATCTGAAGTTGGGTCTGCATATATCAGGTTGTCAGAGATATCCACTTTACCGTGATGGTTGATATAGATGCCACGCTGCATATATTCAATCTGAGAGTTGTGGATGAAAACCTGTGGTGGGAAATACGCAGAAACGCCAGATTCCTGTGCTTGCGCGTAAATACCAATGTTGCAACTATTGAAATTGCAGCTATTGATGAATGTACCTTCAATACCCGGATTCGTATGCGTAATTAACCAGATACCATTGTTAATATTGTTAGCAAAGCAATTGAAGAAATTACAGAAGAATACCCCTCCCAGCGTAGACTCAATCAAGAATGCTGAGGCAATCAGATTAGATTTCGTAACGCTTGATACACCACCAACGCCAAAGAAATAACACTCGGTAAGCTGAGGGTAGACAGGGTCTTTAAGATAACACAGGCCTTTTCCCCAGTAGCCATTAGCTGCTGTACCTCCAACAGCACCGCCGTAGGCTGTGACTTCCTTCAGAACAACGCTCTTAGGTGAAGCGCCTGAAGAATGAACCGTAATTGCAGGAACAGCAGTCACTGCACTTGTCACAAATTGCATACCTTCAACGCGCACTCTGCTTACAGCAGTGGTTGTTCCTGCAGCGAATCCTTGGGTTGTTGATCCTGATGTCCACTGGAGCAGACTCGCCTGAACACCCTCACCCCGCCATGATACATTCGAATTGGCGCCATTCCAGGTTATAGCAGCAGACAGCGTGTACCGCCCGCGTGGCACGGTAATTTCAGCACCATATAGCTGATTTGCTGCCCATGTAGCAGCTGCCTGAAAAGCAGATGTGTCATCAGTTGAGTTGTCACCTTTTGCGCCAAAATCTTTTACAGATATCGACTCAAGATTCTTTTCGTGTTGATTCCTTATCGCCGAACTAGCCGAAGGCTGTTTAACAGCCACTAGAGAATCACCAGCACCATCGGCAGGACTACCTAGCGCTCCCGATCCCACACTAATCCACTTACCAGTACCCACCCCGCCACTTGAGGATGGTGTCGACCCGGCTACGACGTTTTTTGGAAAAACACCATCCCACCTGTAAAACTCCCCAGTTGATGTATCTCTAAGCATTTCATTAGGTAATGTTAAAGTAGCCCCGCCTTGAAAGGAATCAACAGGGATATACCCAAATTTTGATATTGCCTGCTGCGCCAGCCAGCGCAACCCTTCAATGGTATAATGCTTGCCCCCGAATCTATCCGCATATGTTTGCTCGATAGACGTAGCAAACTCATCAATTTTACCGGCATTGAACTTTAAATCTATTGGCGATTCGCTTGGTACTGGAAGCAGGGTTGGTTGAGTGTCCATAATTTTTCCATAAAAAAAACCAGCGCTAAGGCTGGCATGATGTTAAGAGGATAGTGTCAGGGGTAAATCAAATCGTTATATTCAGCGAGGGTTAAAGCTGTTGTCCCATCACTATTTGGCTGCTTTTCGCTTATCACCCATTGAGTGGCGTCAAGCTCTGCAATGGTTGCGATTACGTAACGGGAGGGAGACTGAACGTCATACCCGTCAAAGATATTCAATGCCATCTGCGGGATAGCCGCGGTGAACCCAAACGCCGTGTCGGAACGAGGAGATGCAGGATAGCGAGTAGATGAATTACCCATGGAATCTGTAATGACGACATACATCGAGCCGGTGAAGTTGATTCGCTCACTGGTTTCAAAGGAATTATCACTGCGCGAGATGATGTACCCAGCTTGCTGATTGGTGTCGTAGGTGTCCGGAACCTGAACCATATCACCTACATTAACCCACTCCCCATCAGCCAGGGCTGTAATAGCCATGCTCATACGGGAATAAAGAAGCCGCCGGCACTCCTTCTGAGCACGGAAGTCAGCCTGAAAACCATCTCGGATATACATCATCTCGAACTTTTTGGCTTTGATTGGCTGGCCTACTTCGATCTGATTGTTTCTTACCCGGTAACGTATGTAGGCCTGCTTATTGGTGGTCGGATTGCGGTATTGGACCTCAACGCCGTCATACCCGCCAGGAAGCGTCATGTCGTAGCTTACAGAATATCCCGAATCAACAGTGTTCGACCGGTTAAATACAGTTGCTGGGACACTTCTTTTCACGTCGAGCGTGAATGATAGAACGCTGTCATCCCAGTAAACGCTTACCCCAGCAGCATCACAAATGGTCTCCATTCTCTGCCCCAGCGACACATCCTCATCATCAAAGGTGTAGTCAAAATAGCTAAGCCGCTGGTCTCGGGCGTCGAGTTCGGCCTGAATCTGATAGAGGCCATATATATCGATTGAGCTTTCAGGCTGACCGCCAATTACGATCCAATTGTGCAACGCAATATCTGCAAACTTTCGTGATGCCCTAATCGTGTAATCGACTTTCTGCGTGCTCAGGTTGTACGTGATCACATGCCGGTTAATGAGGGCGTTGTATTTCCTGTCTCGTGCACTGGTGGCATTCTCTGTCTGCCTGACTGTAACACGCACCAGCGTGTCATTGGGGTAACTGACATTTGTGCGTATATTTACACTGTGAATGGCCTCGACCTTGAGCTTACTGTTGTCACCACTGTTATCTGTACGCCGGAATGTCACTGCATATCGACCATAGCCGCCAGCAGGCATCAGCTTATCTGTGCGATAGAAGGTGTCGGATGTAGACTGGTGCGGTGTAGTCTGGCGGTAAATGAAAGTCTGCGTTGTTCCCGGCACCTGTACGTTGTCATCATCGATTTTCCAGATCGTAACCTGCCAGTTGGCCTCACTTTTGCCGCCCAATCCTGACTGAGTGTGCAACCACAACTGCGATGATTGTACCGGTGAAAAGAAAGGGCCAATCGCCAGTGCTTGGTTGTCATTAAGAATGAACTTAGTCGTGTTGATTGTTGCAGTAGATATGTATGAGGCGTTTGAGCCTTCAATGCTGTCGATGACGAAATTGTAGTAATAAATCGGCGCTGTAACAGAGCCATTGGAGGTCTGCGTGGCCGATATCAGATTGCCTGATAATGTGAAGTCCTGAGTAACATTCCCGCTAGCCGTTGGGTATGTAGCATTCACCACAAAGGATACGGCATGGGGTAGCGCGAGGCCCATGAAGTAGTCAAAGCTCGCTTGCTTGGCAATCTTCATTAGTATCTGCCCGCCGGAGTAGCTTCCGCTTATTACAGTGCTGGCAGTGGCGCTCTCAATTGGGAAATCCTCTGACTCGTTCTTGCCGGGAACCTCCTGCCCGTCAACGTCATCGAACTGATAGCCTTCATTTATCGTGCCGATCACATCACCTGGGTTATATACAGTAAACGACGCCCCCGCCATAGAGCCTAGGTTGCTTTCTGAATATCTGACCGAGCTGACTGTGTACCTTCCAATACCAAAGTTCATGAACTCGGTGAGGTATTTGAGGTTGCCTGAATACTCGAACAGAGACTCCTGAATAAGGTCAGGGAAAGCCCTAATCAGACCATAATTGTCAGGCTTTGCCTCACCATTACGAGCGAGGTTAGACTGACCCTTAAGGCTGTTATTCGACGAAGTTTTGCTTTGCCCGATATTGCCTGTGCCAGGCTGCTTGATAAGCCCGCTCATGATTTTCTGAGTAAACTTTATCGGGTTGAAGTGTTCGAGCGGGTTAAGGAGGGTTTTAGCCAGACCGCCTGATTTAGGCTGGTCGAAGATGATAATCCGATCTTCTTCTTGCAGGCTAAAGCCGATATCGTCATCGTCACGCAGTTCTTGTCCGTTAAGACTGATGCGTAGCTCGTTATGAAGATTCTGGCCTGCCAGCCACTCATTGAACGGCACACCTGCAGGGGCTTTAACCCTCGCTTTCGGCAGTCCCGGAACACGCTGAATCTGGACGATAGGCATACTGATAGAACTCCACGCGCGTGAATAGTTTTTGTATTGTTCGGATACTGTCTGAGCGCACATGCCCACTCTCTCCGCGGCTGTGCAAGGCGCGACCATCAAGAATCAGTCCGACGTGAACAGGCTGGCTGCCGTACCAGGCAATAAATATTCCGTTGTCAGTGAAGATATCCGTTTGCCGCCAGTAAACGACCTCGCCTGTAAAGCACGTCAGGAAGTCAGCGCCAGATTCGTAGTCAGGCTGATGATGAATCTCTACGCCCAGCACATGACGGTAGTAGAGAACTACCAGCGCCCAGCAGTCCATAGCCTCAAAGGTGCATGACCTGTCACGCCATGGCACACCAGTCACCTTCTCAATGAACTCAGACTTAAGCATTTTGTAGCCCCGGAAATTCCTCTGGCGTGTACAGCCGCCCAACGTTGTTATTAAGCGGATTTTTAAGCGTCAACGTAACGGTCACATCGTTCTGATCCATGCTTACGTCGTTGACGTAGAGCGTCCATGGCTTGAGTGGGGTGTTCATATCCGCCGAATCAAAACGCTGGTATGTGGCCGAAATTGGAGTGATGCGCGCATACCCCCGCCAGAGCTTAAGTTGCTGCTTAAAGTCCTGTGCGAGACGGCTGAATTTGACGCTGCAATCAATAACAGGTGTTGAGCTCTGCTGGCTTTCGTTGATTTCCATGCGACACGGTGTATAGATTTGGCCGGCAAACGTTTTGGGGAAAACCTGCTTGTCTACCAGCCTGATATAGCCGAATGTCTGGTTATAGAACGTCAGCGTGTCGAAAAGCACCCGGTTGGGCCGCTGGCTTTTGAACTCTCTGAAAGTCGGCATTAAGGCACCCTTGGTAATGATTCCTTATCCCGCCCGTCGGGATAACCAGTGACGACAATGTCCAGCCAGCTACCCCATGGCGGCGGAAGCTCAACTAGGATGTCGTCGAATTCGTCGTCTGAGTTATTCAGCTCTCTGGCAATTACGCTTCCTGTCCAGGTGAACACAGACCCGCTCTGGTTCCATGTTGGATAGGTAGTGAAATGAAGCTCCTGAGCCTCCAGCCCTGAATCTCCAGTCCCGGTCGATAGCCTCATGCTGAACCACTGATTGCCGTTATCCAGATAGTTAGGACTGCGCAACCACTGGTAAAAGGCACGGTGCTGATCACGTGTGAATATCCATGTCAGGCTGAATGATGATTTAAGGTCGTCAGTAAGCTTCTGGAAGATTGGCGCACCAACCTGTGGCTGGTCAGTGCGGAAACCCGTATCACTGGTGACGTTTTTATTAGACTTCTGAGCCAGCGGGAGCCAGTCAGGATAATCAATAGCCATTATTCTGTAGCCCTCGCTGATGCTGTTGTGTTGCGGGTTATTGCCTGCCGGATCGGCCCGCCCTGGTTCAGGTCTGCCACAATGACGTCTATTGTCAGACCACCACCTGTGTTATTGGCCTGTGCATCAACCGTGGCGCTGGTGTAGTTCTGTATATTGATAACCACCCCACCTGAGCTACCAGCTGATGACGTCATGTCCTTGTTGCTTATCACTGAACCGTTATCGCCGGGGATCATGTATTGCTTACCACTGCTGGCCTGATAGATTTCGGGCATGCCGCCCTCACCTACCTGATACATGGAGCCCGCCGATACCGGGCCGCCGTTCTTACGCTTGCCTGACAGCCCTGCGATCAAGCCGAACGCAGCCAGTAACGCGCCGCCACCAACGACTGCTGCGGCACCAAATGACCCGATTGAAGCAACAAGTGCTGCTGGCAACCATGCGGCCATAGTGGTTCCGGCTGCTGCGGTACTTGCTGCGGTGGTGGTTGCGGTGCCAGCAACGGATGCCGCTGTTGTGGTTGTGATAGCAGTAGTTTGAGCTGCCGCGCCCATTACTGAAGACTTAACCCATTCTGCCCCCATCTGAACGAAGGAATTAATCAGACTGTTAAGCGCATTGCTGGTGAGAGAGGACATAGCCTCTTGAGCGGTCATGCTGCCGGTTGCAATGCCTGTCAGAGCGTTTGAGGCATTGCCCTGAAGGGAATCAAACGTTGCAGCTAGCGCGGCATTACCGGCGTTTTGTTGGCTAAAGAGCGTCCACATTGCAGCAGTACGCTGTTGCTCGTATTCAGTGTTGGCCGCATTGCGTAGTGCAAGGCTTTGTTGCTCAGTGAGTACTTTCTGGCTCTCAAACTGCTGTATAAGCGCCAACTTTTGAGCGTTCTCATTCGCCAGCGCCTGCACAGGGTCAACTGCGCCAGCAGCCTGCTGCTGTGGCGTCACGGATTGATTGGCGCGGATCTTCGCGAGGTTAACCTGATGCTCCTGCTCAAGCCGCTCAGCGGTTTCGTTGTACTGCTCCTGGCTAATCTTTTTGGCTGACAATGCCGTTTGCAGATCGGCAACATCCTGCTTGTAGCTTGCATCTTCTTTAGCCTGCGGAAGCAGCTTCTCTGCAGCCGCCTGGGATCGTATAGCGTTACTGGTATCCCATTTCGCTGCAGCATACTGACCAGCAAGTTTGATGTCGTTCTGCGTTGCCGCGCTACCCAAAGACTGTTGAGCCGTCAGAATTGCCTGCTCGCGACTTAATTCACGAGTTGAGTCACCAGCCAGCTCAGACTGCTGCTTCAGGTTTGCCAACTTCTGCGCAATTGATTCAGCCTGAGTTTCAGCTTTCTTACCGGCCGCCAATCCCTCCTTCGTTTCTTTGTTCCTGGCTGCCTCTGCTGCCTGAAGATCGTACTGTGCCCCAGCCAGTTGACCTGCAGCGTTAACTTGATTCTGGTTGCCACCTTTATCAGTTGCCTCCATCCGAGCTTTAGTTACGGCGCGAAGACGTTTGTCGGTTATAGCAAGAAGCGTGTTTTCATCAGCAAGATCTTTGTTGTAGGCATCTGCCTTATCACTGCGAGGGATTTGCAGGCTGGTAGAGTTGAACTTGTCCTTTGCACGGCTGGCGAAGTCGATTGCATGACCGAACTGATTCATCAGACCGCTAGCAACGCCAGCAGCGTCGCCGTCACGTTTTAGTAAATCGATCCCCTGAGCAAATGTGCCATTCATCTGCGCGCGAAGAATGCCGGTTTTACTGACGGTCTGACTGAGCTTTTCTTGCGCTGTTTCGTTCTGCGCCAGCAGCTGGGTATGTTCGCTCTGTGCATCTGCAAGTTCAGAAAGGGCCACCTTATAAAGCAGACTTCCTTCCTGAAGCGAGCTAAGGGTGCGGCGCAGGCGAGCCTGCTGAAGTTCATTTGCTTCAATGGTGGATTGATTGTCTTTTAAAGCATCAACCTGAGCGCGGATTGACTTGCTGGCACTATCAATTTCAGCAGCAAGCTGAATCTGACTCATGCTTTTCATTTTTCCAATCACGCCATCAAGCTTGTCGGCAAAGTCGATACTCTCCTGCCGGGCCTGCTGCATCTTCTGGTAAAGGTAAAAAATACCTGCGGCGGCTATAACGGCAAAGCCTACAGGCCCACCAATCAAAGCAAGTGCGCCACTGGCGAGTGATTTAATAGTGGTTGTTGCCGTCACTGCTGCAGCGGTAGCTGTTCGCGTTGCGGCAGCCTGCGCAATCTGCGCCTCTGCGTATGCAGCAGATCGCTGGATAGCCACTGACTTTGCAGCATTGAGATTCTGCAGAGCAAAGCCCTCTGCCGAAGAACCTTTCGCAACGTTGTACTCAGCCTGCGCAAGTGCCAGCGAAGATAGAGCGGCTTCTTTATCCAGCAGTGACTTTCTGGCGACTACGGTGGCTGCTGTGGCTGTGGCTGTGGTGGATTGCGCGGTAGCTACCGCTTGCGCTCTGGCTGCCAGTGCGTCATCTACTCTTGCTTTCGTTGCCATAGCCAGAGCGCCAGTAAATCTACCGCCAAACATTACTGCGGCTGCTGCAACTACGTTAGCGACAATATCTAAGTTCTCGCTGAGAGAGATAACACCCTGATTGAAGATTTTTATAGATGTGCTGACGCTTGAACTTTCACCAACGAACTTAGTGATATTGTTGGTTGCTACAGTAAATGCCTGACCCATGGTAAGCGCAGTGTTAGCGAACTCTTTTGCGATCGCATCGCTTTGTTTAAGCAGGCCATTAACAACAACTTCTGTGGTGAGTTTACCCTCTGCTGCCATCGCTCTCAGTTGGCCGATAGTGACACCAAGTGAATCGGCAAGAGCAACGGCTAGGCGGCTTCCGTTTTCAGAGATAGAGTTAAACTCTTCGCCACGCAGAACGCCGGAGGCGAGCGCCTGAGAAAGCTGGGTCATTGTCGAGCTTGCTTCTTCGGTCGTTGCACCTGAGACAGCTAAGCCCTTGTTGATGGTCGCGGTGAGTTTAATGAGGTCGGCAGTGCTGGTGCCTGCGCTTCTCGTAGATCGCTCCAGCCGGCCATAGAGTGTGGCGGTTGCCTCAATACTTGACCGGGTGTTCTGTGAGATATCGAAAACGCGCTGAGTTACATCAGCAAGTTGCTCATTAGCCCGGACGGAGTTTGCCAGTTTATTGCTTACCGTTACCCAGGCATTTCCATACTCTGCAACCTGCTGCACCGAGATGGCTGCTGAAAGCGATGTTGCCACTCTTGTTAATGATGAAAAGGACTTTTCAGCATTCCCAGCAGATTTGGCTGTGCTATTGAAGCCTTGGTCTAATTTGTTTAGACGATCATTTACCTGCCGCTGCCCTTCGATAAGCCTGGCGACATTCATTTCAATCTCATAAACGATGTTGCCAACCTGCTGCTCGCCTGCCATTCGCTTTTCTCCGGGCGTTAAAAAACCGCCTAAGCGGTTAATTGTTATTTAGCTTTTGCTAATCTTTTCGCTTTCTTCGCCAGATAGTCATCCGCAACAGCCTCATACTCCTCTCGAGTGAATCCCTTCTGGTCAGGGTATTTCGCTGCAAGCATGTGCTGAAACTCGGTCATCGTTAGTTGCTCGGCTTCTGAGCGATTCATGCTGAAATGATTGCGGGCCGCGCTGACGTAGTCAAAGGCATTAAACTCTGTCGTAGCCTTGCCACTTTCATGGCGCTGTAACTGGCGAACCTTTGCCTTACCGATGATGCCGTGTGTTATCAGGGATTGAGCGATAAGCAGCAGCTCAAAGTCACCAATCAGGCCCATGCGGCGCTTAAATGCCCTGCCTTTAGTTCTGGCCGGACGGAGCTCACCGATAAGATCGGACAAATCATCCTCACAGCAAGCCTGCATTACAGTCATGGCCGCCATAACCGCCCTCTTGCCGTAACTGCAACTGCGGATGTGCTCGATTAACCAGGCCGGAACGTGTCCATATGCGTCAGTTGCTCGCTCTATTAGTGGTGTAAGCTCATCGTGGTGCAGGTCTGCAAAGGTCTGAACAATCTCCTGCGGCTCACCGATTCGGCTCATTGCTGCAAATGACGGGCGGAAAAAATACTCATCCTCACCAGCCGTGATGAGGCACTCACCAATCTCTTTATACGGCGTCATGTGGTCTCCATAATCATTATCAATGGGCCGAAGAAGCCAGCCCATTTGGAATGGTTACGAAGCAGTAACCGTTACAGTTGTGGTACCTGTGAAATTGCCGTCGTTCGACTTGAAGGTGATCGTCGCTGTGCCGGCGGCCACACCAGTAACCAGGCCGGTGCTGCTGACGGTTGCTTTCGTTGCATCTGAGGTTGTCCATGTGCCGGACTTGTCAGTTGCATCAGCCGGTAATACCGTGCCGGTCAGCTGGCGAGTCGCACTAACTACGACTGAGGTAGTCGCTGGAGTCACGGTAACGCCTGTAGCAGGAACGCTGTCATCCGTATCGACCACCTGGATGGTATCGGCTGCAGCCACCTTAAACTCGGTTGAGAAAGTTATGATGTCGTTAGTGCCGCCATCAGAACTCAATGCGTTGATCAGCATGTACCCTTGGAAGGTGATTGGCCCGAACTCCATACGAACCCAAAGAGTGGGCTGGCGTGCTGCCTGAATTTCAGTGTTGAAATACTTAATCAGGCGGCCAACGCCATACTGGTCGAGCTTATCGTTACGGCGCACCTCACCCTCAAATGAGATAGTGAAGTCAGCGTTGGTAACGATGTTCTCTACGTACCCTTTGGTATCATCGGCATCTGACGTCACGCTGTTTGGCGAGAAGTCGAAGCCTTTACTGGTGCCTGCAGCCAGAGCCTTCCACTCTGACTCCTGCGGTACTGTATCGGCACAGCCATCGGCTACTTCGAGCACAATGGCGCGGCCAAACAACTTGGTGTTGTCCGTTGGGCAATTTGCTGCCATGGGTAATTCCTCTTTTGATTAACTTTCGCCGTAAGAACAGGCAAATTGCAGGCGCCAGACCATACGCCCCTCTGCCGTGGGGATTGGTGATGGTATGCCACCCATATTGGTGATTTGGCCGACGCAGGGGTCGCTGATAGGGTTTTGCTGCACGTAGTCGATGATGGCCTGCACATCAGACTCTGACTTTGCGTAATCTCCTGCAGACTTGCCGGTGATCAGGTCAACAAGCACGTAATGGTCGGAGCCGATATCTCTGTCTACCGGAGTGCCACCATTCGGCCGGAACACGATGAACCGCTGCTTCAGGTCACCCGTATCGGTCCAGATGAGTGACTGAACCACGTATCCGGAAGTCAGACCGGCACCGAGAAGAAGATTTTTAACGCGCTGATGCATCGGAGGATTCACAAACTCATCTCCTTTTTAATGCTGCGGTCGATGAGGTCTCGGGTATCCTCGAAGCCTTTGGTCAAAAACTCCTTCTGGGCTGTCGCCCTGCGGAAGGTCTGCGGAACATTCGGATCGTGAACATAAACCGCATAGTTAGCCGAGTAGCCCACGCGCCCGGTTAAACGACCACCTTTGATGTCGAGCTCTCGATACTGGCTGTTGATGAGGGTGGATGTATCTATAGGCGTATATAGCGCCGCCTGTGAAGAGCCGATGACTAATGCGCTCTGAATAGCCCTGACAGCCTTCCTGCCCTGAATGTCGCCAATCAGTGCGCTGAGGTTCTGCTGAGCCTGCCGAATGCCGCGGACTTTTACTCCCATATCAGCCTCCCGTCAGGATTGCATAATCATCAGTCAGCCGCTCAAAGGTGTCTGCATAGCGAATTGCCTGCATCACCTCATCGGCGCCCGCTGCGATCGGGTCAGGATTGCTCGACGCACCAATCAGGATGTAATCACCGGTGTCTGCCAGTGCGTACTCTGTCCATATGGTGTTCTTTACTACCTTTTCACCGCCAATCGCCCCTAACCGCTTGCTCAGCCCACCCTGATAGTCGCATGCAATCACCAGCGGTTCAGACCAGCCAAGAGAATCGCCGTATTCATCCAGCCCCAAAGGCTTCCAGATGGTCGCCTGAGCCGTGTATGACCAACTGGCTAAAGATGACATGTCATTCCCTCCAGCTGATTACAGTGGGCTTCTGAGCGGCAATGCGAGGGCAGTTAATCCGCCACTCGCCAGCCTCATTAACGTATCCGGTAGCCTGAGCGCCGGTATCTGTTTTAATCCACACCCGACTGAAGGCCTTGGGTAGTCTTTCCGATATAGGAATCCACATCAGCAGCCCCCAACCACGTCAAAGAACCCAACGCTGCTGCCTACATCAATCGGTAGTGCTGAGGTACATCCAGAATTATCCAGGGCGGCGAGAGTGTTGCGCATAGTCTTCACATCACCGCTGTAATCGAATGACCGGGACGCCCCTGAAGGCACTGACTGTGATTTGATGCGCTGGCTGTATGCGGTGATAGCCATCAACGTCACGGCGTACACCTGAATCAGCACCAGATCGCATTCATCGTAGCCAGCCGCCTCCAGGCACATGCTGATACTGCCTAACTTGCAAAGGTAGGCATCAATCATGAAGTCCGGGACGGAGTAACCCAGCGCAGATAACTGCTGTTTAACCTGCGCCGCCGTTATCTGCACTGCCATGGTTACTTATCCTTTTTGATTGCGGCCGCCAGCGATGCTTCGGCTTCGTCAGCACGCTTGGTTTCTGCTTCCAGAGCGGATGCGTGCTCTTTCTCTTTGCTCTCAGCGGCGTCCTGCAGTTGTTTGACCTGTTCCAGCGCGTCATCGAGTTTCGATTGCAGCACCGATGTATCAGTGCTTACAGGTGCAGACGGTGTAGCCACTTCGAAGGTCAGCTTTTCGCCTTTCTTCTCGGTGGCCTTTTCGGCTTTACCCTGTGCGAGCCACTTTTCAGCGACCGTATCCTCTACGTCATAAACCTGACCAGCCTCCAGTTTCTGGAAGCCGGCACCGGCAAAGAGGTTTGAAACCAGTACCTTTACGAGTGCCATGTTTTTTCCTTAGCTCGAAGCGTGAATGACGGAGTACTTGTTGTTGATGTCCTGCTTAACCATCAGGCCCATCGCACCCCATGTGCGCCAGATGTAATCGCTGTTGTAGAACGGGCGCGGGTCGGCGACGGTGCCGATAGCCTGTCCGACGATCGGAGCAATGACACCTGCAGTCAGTGGCACAATCAGGATTTCGTTACCTGACAGTTGCGCATCTTCTTTGATGGCCGAGATGCCAGAAAGCTTCAGCAGCTCTTCCAGCACGGTGCGGGTCGCGTTCACGTCGAAGTAACGCTCAAGGTTCGACATAACCTCTGCCGATACGTACCACGTTTGCGGTGCGTACTGACTGTTGGTCACACGGACCACATCACGCAGAGCGATTGCATTGGTGCGCAGTGCTACCGGATCGGTGCTGGTTGCGAAGTTGAAGGTCAGAGTCACCTGAGCAACGCGCTCGTCTGCCTTCAGGCCTTTCCAGGTTAGGCCGTCAAACTTAACGTAGTAACCTTCTGAATCGCGGAAGCCGTTGAACATATAGTCAACGTACTGACGCTGCACGTCTTCAACAGAGCCGCTTTGCGCATCAGCCTGAGACTGGAGTGCTGACGGGCTGTTAAAGATTGGGTCACGCCAGGTGAACTTGAAGCCTGAGTCATGCACCGGAACCATGGTGCCGTCAAAGGTGTAGCTCTTAGCATCCAGCGCCGCGCCAATCTGACCGGACATGGATGTGTGCGCCCAGCCACGACCACCGGTACGTGCGTAATCGTAGCGAGACTGTTCAATGCGCACTGAGCGAGACAGCGGCATCAGGTCATTCAGCAGAGTGAACTGAGTGGTTGGCTCGAACTGAGCCAGAACGGTGGTATCGAAAGCGCGATACAGGCGGCGGATATCGTCAACAGCATTGACGGCATCCAGCCGGCCGGCATCTTCACGAATGCCACGCACGCGACCGAGGAAATCGGCAGCAGCCTGAGCACCCGCATTACGCGCCATTTGCAGTTCGGCAAACTGAGAATGGTTAACCTCGAGGTTTCCAGTGCGTTCGCCCAGGGAACGGGAAAATACAAACATTCAGGTGCTCCTTACTTGATCACAACGCGCAGCAGGTCATCTGCAGCGGCGGTATAGGCTTTGTCTTCTTCTACAAAGCAGCGAATGGACTCGTCAGCGGCTTGCGCTTTAACCTGCCCATTAGCGATTGAAAGCGGCTGACCTTTTTTGTAGGTGCCGGCCGCCGCGCGTACGTTCAGGAACATGCCCTGCATTGGCTGGATACCCACGACCAACTCACCTGAAGGAATGCTGTCATCAACAGTCAGGCAGCGCAGATAGTCGTAGTTGGCGACATAAAGAATCGCTTCTTCATTACCATCAACCGATGCAGTGAATTTGCCCGCATCAAAGAAACCGATAGTGCCAGGCTTGGTGGCTGCTGCCGCGGCACCTTCACGATTCAGGAGCGGATTAGGGAATACACCGCCCGCGTGAATTACATGCTTTCCATCTTTAGCCATCATTTACTCCGGCATTTCGCTGAGGGTTTTATCTGAGTTGACCTGACGGAAAGAACCGTTGAGGCCGGTAGTGGTCTGGCACTGTGCATACAGGCCATCCAGCGCTGCACCATCGAGAGCATTGACGGCCAGATCGTCCAGGCCAAACTTCGCTTTCACGGCATTGCGCTTTTCGCCCTTTTCTTTGTCGGCGTTAACCGCCAGGCCGCTTTCAATGGTGGTAAGTTTGTCGGCAAATGGCTTAAACCATGCCGGGGCCTGCTCGCTGTTCGTTGCCGTCTCTTTGGCTTTCTTCTCAGCCTCTTCTTTCTCTTTCTTGGCCTTTTCATCGGCTTCAGCTTTCGCTTTAGCGTCATCAGCTGCCATCTGGTTGTAAGCGTCCATCAGCTCAGCATCGGACTTACCTTCAACGTCGATGCCTTTCGCTTTCAGCGCATTGGTGATGAGTTCTTTCATCGGGTTTGCTTCCTCTTTGACGGAATTGCTGTTGGCGCTGAAAAACGCCTTTAGCTGGTTGAAAAGTGTTTTAAGTGCGGGGTCTTGCGGTAAATCAGGATCGGGCGTCTCGGCTTCAGCTAGGTTCACCACTTCCAGTTCCTGCTCGGAGCCATCGGAGTTGACGAAGATGCCCACTCCCTCCTCTGGTGTGCCGGCGCCCGGCTCGTCAAGCAGGTTGGCTACGTGGTCAAACATCATATTGGTGACGATTTCGCGATACTTCTTGCCCTTCGACTCGCCATTAGCGGCGATTCCTGAGTAAAGAAGCCCTGTAGAGATGTGGATTGGCTCTACATTTTTACGCTCGGCCATTTCATCAAGACGATTGACCAGTCGCTGGCCTTTATCGGTTGATTCGGCATAGCCACGATCTACGTACATGTCGCCAGAAACTTTGCCGTCCTTGTGCTCAACATCCTGCAGCCATGCACCTACGTGGTATTCATTGACCGCCTGAACATCGCGAGCTGAGACGTGTTTGCCATCAACTTTTGGATGCCCTAAAGGCATTGGAGTGCGCTCAAGGGTTTTGTAGCCCTTTGCGATTTCTGCTGCCGTATACAACTTGCCGTTCATCACGATGTCGTCAACGATAGGCGTGACGCCACGGACCACAATGTGTGGCCTGCCGTTGATGATTTCGGTTGTGATGTTTGACGCAGAGTTGACGACGGACAGCACGTTAACGCGATTGCGTTTCATGCTGCTTCCTTATTGGAAGATTAGACAATAAAAAAGCCGCTTATGCGGCTTAGATGTTTTCAAAAATTTTTATACGGTCATTGATTTCAATTAAATGGTTTTCATATTCTTCGGGGCTTCTGGCTTCGCTAGCTCCGCATATCCAGTCCGCCCAATTTAGATGCTCGCTGCTATGCATATAATGACTTAATTCATTAGCGAAATGTGTATTTGGCACGATTATCGAGTGAGCATTATGTATGTTAAGTTGGTTTTCATTCAACCTCCACTCTCTTTCCCATGTGAAGTTAACACCGTTTTCCTTGACCACATCTTTATCACTAGGGTCATATGTCACGTGGCGCCAGTGAAGACGCCCCGGAAGACAATAACCCTCACTTTTAGTTTGATAGATAACGTGCCTGCCACCTAATTCATAAATAAGTGATTTACTAAAAGCAAATCCAAACTGGGTATATCGTGATGACTGATGCCTTTTTACTTCTAACGGCGACTCTGTAAAACAAACGCTTTCCAGATTTCTGAAGGTGTCTTTACCTGACGCATTGAGGTAGCCATCCATAACAATTTTCTTCATCACTTCGAAAGCACATTCATCAGCCTTATTTTTGTCTTTTCCTTTGTATTCCGTTTTTATCCAATGAAATACGTCATCAGAATAATCACTATGATTGTGCATAAATGGAGTCCTCCTTTAGTCTATTTATCGACTGGCAGATCCCATTCTTTACGTTCAATGGACAATTTTTCTATAAGGCCTTCATTTGCCACATTACCGTGTTTATCCAGAATCACCGGGATGTTAGCGCAGTAGCAGTGATACCGATTGCCGCGCTCTGCGTAGAAGCCCTCAACCTCTTCGGTTGTGTAGGTCCTGCCATGCCGGGCTGCGTGCCACGATCGCGTTGTAGGCTTTAACGCCGACAGCCAGAGAACTGCAGTGTTCAGCCCTAACCGCTCACGCGCCCAGTCAGTTTCCTGCCATTGAGCCTTGCGTAGCGCTCCGACCTGCTCTGTCTGCGCCATGTTCTTAGCTCGGGCCATTGAGACGTCGAGCCGCTTACTGATGATGCGAGCAGTTTCTTTTGGGCTGATGCCTCGTCCTATTGAATCGGCTATCACATTAGCCAGGTCACCACGGGCCCGGTTAGACTCAAGCAGCCAGTCGCTATATGTGGATACGTACGCTGCTGCCACCTGATTCTGGTATGCCGCTGAGCTGAGTAGCTGCTGAAGCGTCGTCTGCTGCTCGTAGATGGGCGACTGCACCGACAGATTTGTGAAAGCCTGTTGAGTGCCACGCTCATACTCTGCAGCGACGTACTCCAGCGCCCACAGGTTGTTGCTGCCACCTTCAAGCAGATAGTCATCAAGGATTAGCTGAACTCGCTGCAGCAGGTCAGCCAGTTGAGGTGCCGACATGTCGTAAATGTACGTGCCGGCATTAACCTGATAAATCACATTGCCATGCAATGCATAGCTCTGTGCGTTGTTCGTCCTCTCCTGCCCTGTCAGGCGCTCATCGAATAGCTTCTTCAATGCTACCTTAATCTGGTAGTACCGACTCTCGATGTCGCGGAACATCCGGTTAACGGGGCGTGCGGATTGGGTCGGGTCAGCTTTGTTGCGGGGTACTATTGGCGTCCCGATTCGGGTTTTCGCTGTCATCATCATCTGTCAGCGGGTCCTTATCGGTTAATTTTTTGTTTGGGTCAGGTGTGGCTGGCGCTTTACGTGGTTCAAGTTCGCCAACTGTCCGCACCTCATTCTCGTCAATGGCTGGGGTGCCGAATGCCTGCTGGGTGTCTTTCGCTACTGCGGCCATTGCCTGCATATTGGCGATCTTCTCTTTCTCACTTGGTGCGAGTAGGTCAGACCATGCGAGAGTTACTTCACCTGATGCCGGAGAATCAATAACACCAAGATTCCAGAACCGCTCCAGCAGCATTTGAACGACTGCCGTCTGGAACCCCCAGCGGCGACCGTTGCAGCGCTTAGCCCAGTCAGCTTTATCCTCATCAGATGCCAGGCGTCCGGTTTGCTGTCCAAAGAGAATGGTGAACGGGCATTGAATTGATGATGAGAACTCATTCGCCGTGACCGTCCAGCTTGGTGAAGGGTCGGCAGCGGCAACTGACAGCACTGATGTGGTGCCTGACTGTGTGACGAGAGCAGAATCAGTACCGCGATTCAGCTTCATCATCTTGTCGTTCATTGCTTCGCCGAGGTTTTCGTAACCAGCTTCTTTCGCCATCTTGGCGATCGCCGCCATATCTGTCTGAGCATCAAAGCTGATACCCAGTTGGCGGCTGGCGTTCTTCAGAAAACCTTCTGCGCTACCACCGGAAATCTTTTCGAGGTCCAGTAGCTTGTTATAGCCAGCACGCAGGAATGGCACGCCGGATAGCATGTTTTCATCTTCCGAACCTTCGCACAGGATGATGACGCGGTCGGGATGGACGGTAACGCTGCGCACGGGCCCGTAACTGCCATCATCACCCACTGGCTGCTCGTTAAACTGGTAGTTCACCGGTTCACCGTAGGTTTCCGACATGGTGTCCGTGTCGAAGTTGCCCGGCTTAATCTGTGATTCCCACGCAGGGATGAGTTTGACGATCGCCTTATCGCGCAACCGGGAAACAACGGCGGTGTCCACTGGCTCTTTCCATTCGCGCCCATCTTTAAACTGGATGAGCAGCGCTGAATATCTGCCAACCAGATTGCGGCGGTCAGCATCTTTGATTTTCGCCCAGTGCTTACTCAGTAACTTGGTTGCAGCCTTTTCCCAATCAGTGGTTTCCGTTGATTCCTTGTTTTCACTACCGTCGATAATCGTCGGCTTATCCGTCCAACACGACTCCAGCAGCTTATGCACGGCGGCATATGCGACAGGGTTACGCTCATAGGCGCGGTAATACTGGTCGAAACCAAGTTCATCGGGGTAACCGAATTCCTCGTACAGCTTTGTGCGCTTAGTGTTGCCGGGCTTGCTTGCATACATCATGCGCTGGCGCCCTATCTCATGAGCGAGGGCGTTCACAAGGAATTGTTCCCCGTTGCTTAGTTCACTCACTGATGAGCTCCTTAGAAGAATATTGCGCCGGTTTTCTTCGGCGAATGCAGTACACGGTATCGGGTGGCGTCCCAGTCGTGGTCTTCCTGGGTGGTATCCACGTCATCAGGTTTTTTGTCATCACGTACCAGCACAGGGACGCGGCTTATCCACCCACGGCAGTAATCGAAAACGTACAATGCTGGCTTTTCAGGAATGCCACTCTCTGTCTTCTTGCCCTCAATGACCGCTTCTAACATGTCTGCGAAAAGTGATGCGCCGTTGATTCGGGAGCCGGGTTTTTTGTTGGACTCCACCCACTTCACGCCTTGCTTCTCCATCTTCTGGCCGATGGAAAGCTCATTGTCAGCAGTGTTGTAAATGGCGCTGTCAGCTGGCCCCGGGACTACCTCTTTGCAGATGCCTGGCATAATGTGCATCTGGCCCTGCTGCTTTGTTTCTTCTGGCTCGCCACACTCTTCGCCCGCTAGCCGCTTATCGATCCACGCAACGCCCTTCGCGACGTTAGTGGATGACATATTGAGGCCCTTGTTGAGCTCGTCAGGTGGGCAGCCGTACCACTCACCAATAAGAACCAGTGACCCGGCAGGCGGGCAGAATTTGCCACCATCTGCCAGCGTTGCCTCTGTGCCGTCAGACTGCGCCCACCACAGATTAGAGAATGGTTTTGACTCGCCCCAGTCATGGGAGCGGTCAACAGCCCAAGTCTCAGGGATGGTGAATGGCTTGATAACGTGAAGCGACTCGTTCCACAAGTGGTCGAAGCGACCTCCACTGGTTACATCCCACGAACCTTCAACCCATGCTTTACGCTTGTTCGGGTCTTTGATGCTCATCAGCGTGGCGATGTACACCGGGTCGAGATAAGGGTTCTCTTTGAACGAGCCATGTATCGCAACGCGCGTAAGGGTTATCTCTTCTTCCTGCTGAGTCTGCGGGTTCTGCACCATCTGCTTCTCGCGAATAATGGTTCCACGTGGAGCTGGGGCAATGAATCTCTTCTTCACCCATGTATGACCGATGCCAAATGGGTTTGTGGTGTTGAATGTCTCAAGCGGGATGTTCGGCAATAGTGATCCGTCTTCGCGCGGGTAATCCTGCGGTCTGAATGAAGATCGCCGACAAGAGAACATCGATTCGTAAAAGTCTGCGTTAGGCTGCTTTGTCAGTTCGTTAAAGCCGATGAACGGAAATTCCTGACCGTGGTAGTCCCAGTAGTCGTCAGCCTCTTTACCAAAGCGAAAAAGCAGTTCTTCTCCCGTAGGCCATACCCACCGCAACTCCGAAGCTGAGTTCAGAAATCTGGCTCCATCACCGAACAGGCGATACATACGCTTTGACTGAGTGATGATGTCGGCAAGGTTTTTGTATTCTGTGTCGAAGATGATGCCGCGCCAGAACGTGCCATAGCCAAGCCCAACCAGACGGCGGAAACGTGCAAGCTGAGCGGCCGTCTTACCTGGCCCGCGCGTTCCCTCGAAAAGGATTTCATCGCACGGACAGCTCAGCGCAAGAGACTGTGAGCCAGGTAATGGCTTCCAAACTACGTTGTAGCTCATTTACCCAATACCTCGCTCTGCTGTTGCTGTGCGGCTGCCTCCCACTCTTCAGCACTGCTACATGATGGTACTGGCATGATGTTGTGAGTGGCGGTTACTTTCTGGTCTATCTGCTCTTTGAATGCCTGAACGCTGATGTGCTTACCGAGCAATTCGAGATTCTTCACCTTGTCCGGCCATTTGATTTTCTTCAGCAGGCCAGCGGAGTCTCCAGACATCTCAGTAACATCCATACCTGATAGGGTTGTACGCCACGTTTTCGGCCAGTCTTTAATAGGTTTCAGTTCGCCATTCGCAAGCAGGATGTCGAGTACGTCCATCTGATCTATCTCGACCAGGCGGCGAAGCACATAAGCAGCGTCAATATTTACTTGCTCATTGCGTTCAGATTTCAGTTCGACGATTCTATTTTGGATGTCAGGTTTTGTTAGGTTCTCGCAACCTGATGCCCGGGCGGTCTTTTCGCTGTACCCCGCCCGAATTGCCGCTTGCGTGGCGTTCAAATCGATGAGGTACTCGCGACAGAACATTTCTTGTTTGTCAGTGAGTGCCATTATTAAATCCATTGAAAGGGTTGAATATGTCTGGGATAGGAATAGCTGATTATCTTGCTGGAGTGAGGCATGACAAAGAACAACTTTTCTCTCGTTTTGATGACTTCTGGAATGAAATTTATGTAAAAGCTAGAGATAGCCGTAACTTTAGAGGTCATATCACAGTATCAGATCACCCTAATCACATAATTGATTTAGAAGGCACTGGACTCACTCTCATTGCTCGCAAAAGAGTTGTCTTTTTCGGCAAGCAACTTCTGTTAGAAATAGATTTTTACAAAGAGCGCAAAGACCAACAGGAATCGGTTTTGAAGGTTTATCTGGCTAATGATGGTGAACTTTTCCTCGGTCACCCTGAAGACTCCAAAGCTTTAGACTTTTTCCATGAAGAAACCAGTGTGCCATTCTTTGAACAATTGATTAGATCAGCCTCCACTGGCGGATTCATTTCAATTGATCGTTAACCACACATATTCCATCTTCAATACACCATCAGGCGTGAGGCAAACCCTCACGTCATCTTACCGTGCTAATTCAATGAAGCCATTAACCATCTCAGGCTGTGATCGGCTCATATTCCTTCATATGGAGAGTGTAATTGAGTTATCATTTACGCATTGATAACGTGAATAAACTATTCATATGGACAACGCATTTGTAGTAAGAAGGGCTTCAATCAACTCACGTCCACAGTGGGCGCTCATAATTCACAGCATCAATGGGTACTGTGTATGCGTGGTGGATAAGTCATTCCCGATAGTGGAAGGTCAGGAGTTGTCACGCCATCCCAATCATAGGGGGGTATGGGTGCTGTCAGGCAGTGATGTTGTTTTCCCGGCAAGCGTCCATGGCGGAATGAGTCTTAATGAGGCTGAAGGGGCAATTTCACGTATCGCCAGATAAAAACCTACCCATGCTCACGCCTTTGGAGATTTTTATGACTCCAGCCTTCTTGCCATTAATCCAATAAAAAACCGCCCTTAGGCGGCTGTTCGTTTATCTTTTGGGGTGAGGTGGCTCTTGGTTTTTTGCAGACTCTCCTGCATAAGCAAGAATGTCAGCCCAAGTCCGATCACCCATTGAACTACCCAGGAATCTTAGCTTCCCGGCGAAAGCATCCCAATTCTCTTCTGGGCTACCATTTTTCCACCCAGAAAAATGCTCATGAGCTCTTGCAAGAACCTCATCAACTTTTAATTTGATTGTTGCTAGGTCTTCACCCATTTGATGCTTAGCCGCGATTTGCTTGATTTCTTTAACATATCCGTCAACCAACCCTTGAGAATTATCCATACAGCCCCCTTTTAATGGAAAGCCATATTTTATCACTCATGATTGGTTAATACAGTGTCGCAACACTTCACGGCGGAGCTAACCGTTATCCCCTGTCGGAGAGATTGATCATCAGGCGCACTCGCAAATGCGCCTTGTGATGGTCATGAAAAAGCCCCCGTGAGGAGGCTTTATAATTTATGACTTGAAGCCACGTTTACCGTGGGCTTTGCGCCATGCTTTAACAGCGGCGACAATCTTGACAGGTGTTGCGTCCTTATCTTCACTGTAAAAGATCAGGTCAGAACCTTCAGGGTGCTCACTTACCGAAATGAAGTTTTCCAGCAACTTATCCTGATGAGCTTCTCCGCCTTTAGCGCTGCAGATTTCACTCACAAGTTGGGTGAATTCTGCTTCCGTGTAGTCTTCAAATTTATGCTTCAGTTCCATATTTTCACCTTATTTCTTTGAATGAATTTCGATATGACGCTTTGGTGTCAGAACGCGAAGGTTATCGATATCATACACCTCGCCGCCTTGTGAGATAAGTTCGACATGATGAAGCTCATAAGAGCGACGGCCGCCAACACTTTCTTTCGCCTGTACGCGAGGTGCTAATCCTTCTTTCATTCGCTGACGGTTGTTAGTGTTAAACTGGCCTGCCAGCTCGGAATCGGCCACAACCTCCTTCCAGAAAGCATCGCGAAACGCATCAAAGCTTCGGAATTCTTTACCAGCCAATTTTTTAGCAATCCGTGTTGGTACTGGTACACCTAATTCTTTACCAGAAGCCATTAACCACTTGCCCACGACATCTGCACCAACGCCTTCGACTTTACCTGGCAGGTCACGTCCACTTTGCAACATGACATAGATAGGTTTCAACCCAGAATCAGCAGGGAAAATCAGGATTGCATCCCTGAAGTCCATGTCATCCGCCATTGGGAAGCTTTCAATCACCGGCGATGTATTTACAGGATTTTGATTGCCTGTATTACCTGGTACCGCATCGCTATGAGCTGGCGTTACAAGAGGCGGCAAACCTTTATAGCCAGGAGCTTTCTCAGGTGACACAAGGATTGTGCGGGAAGGCAGGCCGCTCTCTGCTGGTATCGATACTGAATAAAGCCCTGTGACTTTGTCAATCGACGCATTTAATACACGAACAGCACTCGGATTAACAGTTCGTACCAGATATGTTTTGAGTGCATTCTCTGTGTAATAAAGGCGGCCACGAACGGCCATATTGACAGAGCCATTAACGTCAGCAGCAGCTTTTAAAGAAGCGTCAGATGGAAGTTTGATAGCATCTGCAGGCATAGCGGACAGGAACATATTAATATCTTCACGTCCTGGTACCTTATCGCTACCTTCACCCGCACTTGGAATATATGCAACAGAAGCGATCAGTGCACCGATGCCACTGCCTGAGATGGCTGTCCCAATTAACTCCGCGACTACGGTTCGCACAGAATTCCATGCTGTCGTAAGCGCAGCCTCACCCAAGGTAAAACCGCCCAAACCTGTTTCAGCAAAGGTAATTGGCGCAGCGGAGGCGGCTACTGCAGGAAAGCCAGCAAAGCCAAATACATTTTGCTCTTCTAATTTTGAACGCGCAGCTTCAAGAGCAGCAGCTTTAGTTGCAGCTTCTGCCTCCGACTTAGCTTTAGCGTCAGCTTCCGCTTTAGCTTGAGCTGCTGCTGCCTGCTCAGCGCTCAAGCGCGCAGCTTCTGCAGCTTGACGTGCAATTTCAGCCTGACGTTTTGCTTCAGCTTCAGACTGTGCTTGCTGAAGCCGGGACTGGGCATTTGCAAGGTTAATATTTTCTTGGTTAAGAGAGTTACTTTGAGAAGAAATATCATTACGCAATGCATCATTCTGAGAATTATAAGAATTAATCTCATTTTGAAGTTGATCGCGCTTATTTTTCGCTGGCGTTAGGATCGTATAGAGGATCCTGTTTGAACGTACGGGATCTACGCCTGCAAGACCTCTTACTTGTTCTCCAAGCGCCTGAACCTTCGCTGACAGTTCATTAACTTGAGGCTGCCTTGCGTTGATCTCGGCGTTGTTAGCGTTGATTTGGGCATTGTCAGAATTAATCTTATTTTGTAAGGCTGACGCATTGACAGAAGCATTATTGACATCACGCTGCGCAGCCTCTACAGGATGTGCAGCATCCCATTCTGCCTGTTGACGCCGGGCTTCTTCTTCAGCCTTACGTTGCGCTTCTGCGGCAGCTGCATCATTCGCTGCCTTTTGCGCTGCAGCGGCTGCGGCAGCTTTCTTCGCATCTAATTGCACCTGAACGAGTGCACGAGCTTGTGCCTGACGTGCAGTTTCACCATTTTTCCAGTCTTTACGATTATTCAAAATCGGCCGCGAATAAAGGCTTACCCCGGTAATATTGTCATTACCGTCAACGGTTACCGTATAAATATAGCCATCAACTGCTGAACGGAATCCCGATGGAACAGGTGCCGTTACATTAGTCCGAAGATTATCGCGACCTTCACTGCCTGAATGGCCATCTGACCAATGAAGCGAGTTATCTGGCACCCAATTCATGCCTCGTGAGATTTCAATCCGATATTCACCGTTAACCCACTGCCCTACAACTTCTCCAGGCTTTGCTGGTGACAGAACGTATCGACCATTACCAGCGTTGCCAGACGGGCCGGAGCCTGTATTAACACCACCGGTCGGTCCTCGCCCACCACCGCCAAACTGGTTGTTATGAGCATTGTCAAAACCATTTCCTGAACCCATAGAAAAATTCCTCTTTGACGTAAAATAAAACCAATTAAAAGAACTGTATAAATAAACAGTTAAATTGAATTTTACGCTTCATGACTTATGGGTGCAATACTGTATAAAGCAATATTTATCAGTTATTTATAGGAAATATTTGGAGTGCCCGTGTGCAATAAGATCACACTAGTATTTAAAATTTATTCAGTAGCTATATCTAATAAAAGCATTGCTCTCTGACGTACTGTTGCAGCCCGGCTATTTGCTTTCCGGCAACTTCGATTCGCTCTCTGAGGGTGAAATAATCCCGTTGAGCGGCGTCATTAAGTCGGGCGGTGGCTGCATCATCCATGCCGGGGGTGCCGGAGGTGGATTGTTTCTGGCAGGTGGCGTTGAGCTGCAACCGACGCTTGCCAGTAGCAACATCATCATGCAGCTGATCGATAGTGGCTTTAGCATCGGCTAATTCCTTCGTGTATTTCTCATCGAGTGCGGCCACGTCACGCTGCCGTGTCTGCATATCGGTGATGGTGTCAGTGGCCTGCTTCAGACTAATGGTTGCAGTGTCACGCTGCGCCTTGTAGTCAATGGCATTGCCGCGGTAATAGAACGCGAATGCTACTGACGCGGCTAATAGCAAAAGAACCAGCAGGATGAGTGCAGCAAGCACCTTAGCCTTTAAGGTCATCGGCACTCTCCGCCAGGCACATGGTGCGCTCCATATCGCGACGGTTCATCAGTCCACGCCACTTCTGTCCGCCAGCGTAAATCCAGCGGCGCAGTTCTTCACACGCGCCATCGACATCACCCGCATTAAGACGCTTCAGCAGGGTCGATTTAGAGAACGCGCTGGTGCCCACGTTGTAGGTGAAGCTGTAAAGCGCGGCACGCTGGTATTCGCCCAGAGGGATTTTAACCATCCCGTCGACCGCCTTTTTAACTGGCTGCAGGTCGCTCCACATCAGGCGATCGCATTCGCGGTCGGTGTATCGCTTGCCTTTGATGATATCGGTGCCGGTGTGACCGTCGCAGACAGTCCAGACGCCAGCGACATCTTTGTAAGGCTCATATACCCGCCCTTCTACCCCATCCTTTCCGCCGAGGAATACCGTAGCGATAGCCATAGCTCCGCCACCCGCGACAGCAATAAGCTTATTGCGCAGGCTGTTTGACATAGCCATGGGTTAATCCTCGTTGATGTCTGGTGCAGTGGGCCAGCGCTGGAGGGCTTTGATTTGCGCCAGGGTAGCCTTGCGTTTGTAATACCAGTTGATGCCGAGCGTGAACAGCGCCACCAGAATACCGGCCAGGACGCCAACAGCACTCCATTCATCGGGACTCAGCCTGGTCAACAGACCATTGGCAATCGTCCCGGCAGATGCGCCGTATGCCGCGCCTGAAGCCAGTTTGCTCATATCGATACTCATATCACCTCCGTGATTACGGGCGGTGCTGTAGGTAGTCAGAAGAAAAGAGCGCTCCTCCCCATCACAGCAATGAGGGTCATCAGATTTAATTTTGGGAGGGCGCTAAACGAAAAAAGGCCGCCTATCGGCAGCCTGCTGAAAAGTTGGAATGTTTAAATGCTAATGTTTTTCGTTGCATGACCGTTTAATACGCATAATTCACAAAGCGCTGAGGGATCATGAAAAAACTATTAGGATTTATCATTCTCGGAATTTATGTATTTCTTGTGAGCTTTGGAGGCACCTTTGCAGCGTCTGTTGCCGCCGCAGCCACCAGACAAGTACTTGATGAAAGCAGAATGCCTCGATTCAGTTTTGAACAATTCGGAGCTATTGCTAAATCATCCGCAGTTTATGGGTTGTGCGTAGTCTGGGCAGTAGTTGTAGTCAGCATAGGGACAGTGATGCTGAAGAAATTTATCTGGCCGACCTTAAAATATATAGGTCTGAAGATAAGGTACTTTTTTCATGGATACTAAGGCGCAATAGCTCAAGTGGTGCCTAATGCATACTGACACAATCGCACTTCTTTAATCACTGGCAGAGCAGACAGAACAGCCATAGTGACGAAGGCTTTGGCGATGTTCGCCGAAAGTATCAAATCTTAACCACAACTTCGCAGCTTTTAGAAGCGCCTATCCCATAAAAGGGATATTCCTGAGTCTATCCCCTACAGCGGATAATAAAAAAGCCCCGCCGACTGGTGAGGTCGCGAGGCTCCTTGGCATCCACATTTATGCAACTGACCGGTAAAGTCGCGATCTGTTCGCTTCACTTCCCGATCATGCCGTTAATGTGCCAGGTTACATGCCCCTTGTCTTTGGCTTTTTGTGCTATTTATTATAATCATGCTGCAATTTTAAGAATTTCCTTCTCCATTTGTCGCGTAATTGCGTAAAACATTTCTCCTTCGAGTATATCCATCGCCCATTCCATTCTGTTCCGGGCCTCCTTGGGTGAGATGTTGCAGTAATCAATCAGCGATGAGCCGATGTTTTGCACGCTTTTGCGTTTGCAGTATCGTAATCTGGCTACATTGCGAAGCGGGTTATCCTTACCGAATGTCTTTACCATGACTGATTCAACAAAGGCGGCATCATCGGATTCTTTGGCGAGAGCGATGATGTTTGCCGTTGATGACTGAGGGATAAGCAGGTCACGCGCTTTGCGGAACAGCTCTTCACCTCGCAGCCCCTCACAATGCAGCTGTGACACGATTTTCTCTATCTGCCTGCCCTTCTGTTCACTCCATTCGCATCGCATCATCAGGCGGCCTATTACGTTCACCTCTGCGCGATCGTAATCTTCCCCACCGAGGTGATCGCCCCACACGCCCAGCAAGTGCCTTACCCATGCCTGCTGTGATTTGTTGATAGTCTTCCAGCCATTGCCGAATAACCTGCGCATATCAGCTGCGCTGCGGACGCCTGATAGCCTGACGATTTGCTGGTAGTCACGCTCTATCCTCATTGCGCTTCGCTCCTCTGTTTGATCAGTTCTCTGGTCTTCTGCCTGTAATGTGCCGCAAGCTCCTGCAGTTCTTCCCGCGTCCACTTCTTCACGGGGTGCGGACCCATGAGGCGATCGAAAGCAGCCTGACCGATTTTCTTAATCAGGTTAGGCGTGTAGTTTTCAATGTTGCCGGAAAGATGCTGGTTGCAGGGTACGCACTGCTTATGGCAGTTGGTTTCTTCGTAGCGTGTAGCCGGTGAAGCGCCGCGAGTTCGATAGTGCCCGGCGTCATATTTTCCTTCGTGGAATCGTCCGCAGCTGATGCACGGATCGGCGGCATCTCGAGTGCGGATATATTCGTTGAAGGCTGACTGGGTTTGCTTATGGAAGTGACTGAGGGGCTTTACTGCTAACTTGCGGATTTTGGTGTGGCGCTTTTCCTGCTGAGCTTCATCTTTTCGCCGTCGTTCTGCTTCCTGTATCGCCTTATGCCGTTCCTTCTCTCTCTTTGTCAGTGCTATCACGGTTCCGCACTCTGGTGAGCACCACGTTTGATTTGAGAAACCCGGATGAAACCATTCTCGACAGTCCGCATTCTTACATCTTCGCCTGACTTTTCTCATCGCCCCCTCCGTGCATTCTGATGTCGTCGTCTTGCATCCAGCCGGCGCAGCAGCGGACGCAGGCATATGTCTCGTCCGTAGCCAGCGGTATGCCACAGCCAGCGCAGTTGATAGCAGGTATATCGCCATGCGGCATGAATTGGCAGATAGTCGAGATGCTCGTAATACCAGATATCCTCTTCGCAAATTTCACAGCTAACTCCGAACCGGTGTTTATCTTCACTGGTCAGCACAGTACTGCAGCTACAACAACGCTTACGCCCAGCATTTGTTCTCATAAGTTTTGTCTCTTCGTGGTTCGCGATTACCTTCAGGCAACAGCGCACTAACCAGCCATAAGCGGGGATCGGCGGCGAGTGTCTTTTGGGTATGAATGTTGCGGGCGTTGTAACGGGAAATGAGTTCGTTTGCAGTGTCTGTATCCACAGGGTCATGGGTGAACCATGTTTTCTTCATTGCTTTTCCTTTTGTGAAGCCCACGATCGCCCCGACTGACCATCAACACAACATTGACTACGACGTGATACCGGCAGTTAAAGTCTCGGGCATATTTCCTGACAGTTGTGCGAGTAGATTTGATCGCTCGGCCAACTGCTGTTTGGTTTCCTCGGGTCTCAATGAGCAACTGAGGAATGGAGGTAACCTGTGGTGTCATGCTGTACTCCCGAATCTTCCAGCCCACTCAGCCGCACGCGCTGACTCGTCGCTAAACCTGACGTTCTGCTCTGCACCGAAGGCATGGATTATTGTGATTAAATCTCGCATCTCACTGACGCGCATTTTGCTTGTTGACTGGCCCAGCACCACAAAGCCGCCATTGATACCCTGCACCGTCTCCTGCCCTTTCAGGCTGGCGGTGAAAATATGCTTCCAGCATTCCGGGTTGAGTTTTCTGCCGTACCACACCACCTGGCTTGATACGTCATGCAGGCAGGCCCAAAGCATGCGGTTTTGCGCAAGGCTTCTGGTGTCTTCCTGTATGGTTACCTGCAGAGGTTTGTCGGAACTGGCGGGGAGTTGCTGGATAGTGCTGATGCAGTTCTGTCGGATGTTGTCGCTCCTAAGCAGGAACGTTGCTTTCTCCATCGCATTTGTCTCGCTTTAATGCGTCGCCCAGCACCTTGCGCATCACCTCCTGATAGCAGGTGAAATCATGGAACTTGCGGCCGTGGTTAATCATTTCCTGCAAGAGTGATTCGAACTCATCATCTGGCAGGATATAAGTGGATTTCTTAAGAGGGATTACGTTGCTCACTTGCGACTCCTTGAGTCCTGCTACTCAAACTCAGCATCGACAATCAGGTCGTGCGCTTCACGCGCCAGCATGTCGATGGCTTTCAGGTGTGCCCGGAACTGCTCCGGTGTTAGGTCGCGCTTCTTAGCCAGGTCGATGATTGCCAGCTGTAGATTGCGAGCCTGCCGCATCAGCGGTATTGGGACTACCAGTTGAGTTACCTGTGTCATGCTGCGCTCTCCCTTCCCTCAAGCCAGAAGAAAAACGCCCGGTCCACAACGGCATCCTGATAGCCAAGATGTGATCGGGTCAGGTTGTGCTTGTCACCGTGTACGCTTCGATACAGGCGTTCAAACCGGATACGGTTCATCTCAGTCATGACGACCACCTTTCAGCCCAAAGCGGCGACGGATATCAGCAAGATGATCCAGCGCCTTTTCGTTACCGGTCGGGATGTGCAACTGAGGAATCTGCTTGCGCGGTGGCGGGATAATTTCGCCAGCCTCAATGCGTCGGGACATCTTACGCAGCTCATCGCCCAAGCGTTTTCGGCATTCAGAATCAGTCAGGTTGAACGAGCGCATCTGGTTGTAAACCGCTGTCACCATGTGGAAACACGCCGCGCTTTCCCAGGGGAAGTCCTCGCTACTGTCGTACATGCCCCGGTCGCGGCAGTACAGACGGAACGTGTCGTACAATGCTTCGTCTGACGGCAGGCCAGCGGCGCGATGTTCTCCCTGCTTACACCACTCGATAAACTGGCCGGGCGATGGCAGGAACGGCGAACCGCTGGCACGGGCCAGCTTCATGCCTGCTGACAACTGCTGCTTGTTGTGAATACCGTTCTCTGCAAAGGCGGCAATCCACTGGCGTTTCGCTGCTGCTTCATCGTTGGGGTTACGCCACGCAGTGCTGACCGATGCCGGGAATACCTGCTTCAGGTTCGAAAACAGAGCATCGACTAGGCGCTCAACGTCTTCATGCACTCCACGTTCAACCGGGCGAGGGCCATCTCCTGCAATGCGAGCCAGTGCACCTGCATCACGGTTTTGGATTGCTGATACGAGATTTCTCATAGGAATTCATTCTCCCAGGCTTCGCGGCTGTTCCAGTGCTGAGCAGGTTGCTGCGCCACTGGCTGCCGGTTACGCCCTGGCTGGCTCATCTGCGCCCGGAGTGTGTCCCACTTGGCGCGGAGTTTTGCAGGGCTGAGGATGTTGCTCTGCCAGAAGTGATCGGCGTTGGCCCACTTGAAGGTCTCGCAGATGTCGTGATGCGTTACCTCAAGGGCGCCTCTCATCAGGCGGATGTCGTTAGCCCAGGCGGGCCAGTTGGGTTGTTGTGCAGTTGGGGTGACAATCCGCACTTTGCTGAATATCCACTCGGCTGCCTTCAGGTCGTCAGCAGTTCCCCACTTGTCGCCTTTGGGTGAATGGGTCGCTGCTTCAGGCCGAATTACAGGGAGATTCTTCAGGGATGTGTCGGAGGATTCGCCAGAATTCTCTGACGTATGTTTATTGTCTTTCTTGTCTTTTGTAATAGTGTCTTTTGTGTGTCCCTGTTTTGGTGACAACCCTGTCACTGTTTTGGTGACACTTTTTGTCACTGATTTGGTGACAGTGACACCATCATGGTGACACTCTGGAATTTGCCACTCTGCGAGGTTCTTATTTGGTCCGATTAGCATGCCTTCCCTGACTAGAACACACATCTGAATTAACTCGTTTTTTGCCTTGTTTACCTTCTGCCTTGGCAGCCTGGTAATCTGGCTAATCTGGCTGTCAGCAATGCGATCCATCTTTTTGTTGAAGCCGTATGTCTTCCGGCAAACAGCATGCGCAACCTTCGCCTGATTCCTGGTCAGGTTGGCCCCTATAAGCTCTTCGTACAGCTCGTTTGCCAGACGCGTGTATCCATCGTCTGTATCTGCCACACGTTGCTCCACGGCCCTGAGAGCGGGCCTGATTGGTGATACGTTGTCATGCGCAAGATTCATCGCCGCCCCCGTCAGAAGGAATGCCTGAGCGATAGTCAGCGAGAATCCGCTTTATCTCTTCAGTGGTTCCATAAGAAAGAATCAGGCTGTCGAAACCACCATCGCGGTCAAACTCAGCATCAACCAGTAATTCAGCCAGGCGGCGTGCTTTGGCCGCGCTGAACTGAGGAATGGCTGCTGATCGCGTCAGTTTGGTTTTACCCGCGGCTTTGGCCTTCTGCATTTGTGCCTGTGCAACCGCATCTGCTTTCGGGCCATGTTCGCGTGATAAAGCAACTGCGGTTGTTGGAGCCACCTCGCCCGCCTTCACCATTGCGATGAGGCTCTCGCCACACTCCAGCAGCTGAATATGCTGATCCACATCTGCCGGTGAGCGCTTAACCTTTTTGGCAATCTCTGCAGGTGTCCAGCCCTGATTCAGCAGGCGCTGATATGCCGCCGCACGTTCCAGAGGAGACAGAGCCTTACCCTGTGAACTGGTGACCATGAATGCGATGCGATCAGCTTCGGAACCTGAGAAGTCTTTGCACTCAAGGCGTGGTATTTCGTGGCCAGCTTCAGACGCCATTTTCGCGCCGTAATACCGGTGATGACCGTCGATAATCTTGATGCCCTGCTCTGTAACCTGAACCGCCAGTGGCGGCACAAACTCACCGGCAATGAATGCATCACGAAATTCAGCGACGTGCTCCTGGTCGATTTCGCGCACGTTGTAACCCGGCTCGACGTAAAGCTCAGCTAGTGGCACCAGAAAAGTTTTCTTGACCGTTGTTTCCGTGCCGTTTTTCTCTTTAGCCTTGTAAAGCGATAATAAAGAACTCATAATTACTCCTGTACGTTGATCCAGTAAGATTCGTGCATCAGGCCTCTAGCGTTCCAGCGCTCGGGGCCTTTTCTTTGGTGAGAATACTTGCCACCTGTCTGGCTAAATGAGCCATCTCGTCATCCACAACACCCCATTCCAGTACTGCAAGAAGCATTGATAACTTGGGGATCCAGTCTCGTTTCCACCGGCTTATCTGAGCTTTATCAACCCCGACAGCTTCAGCAGCTTTCTCTGTGCCGATTAAGGCGATCTTGTTAAGCAAGGCGCTTTCAATGCGCAGTGCCTCGTTGCGTTTCTTTGCGCGTTCCATCAGTTAGTATTCCGTTTGTTGGTTAAGTAGTTACGTGACATTGCAGTGAGCAAGTCACTTCGGTTTGAAAGTCCCCGCGTTGACGGCGGGCTAGATTGTGTAAAGAGCGGTGTTGCTTAAGCTGCCGAAGCGCGCTGTGGTGCAAAAACTAAGCTTTCCTTCTTCACCGGCTGGTAATCGGTGAATTTATTTGTGGCTTCCTCAATTGCTTGGGCTTTGCCTGGTGATGCTCGGCGGAATCCATATGCAATTTGGTCGAGGTAGCCAACAGATGTGTTCGCTAGTGCAGCAAGGCTGATCCAGTCTTCAACTGAAGATTCCTTGCGCCAGCGGAGCAGTTCATTACCCATTGGTGCCTCCTGTTCAATTACAAGGTTAAGTTTAGCGTTATGCTAAATAACTAACAAGCAATATTTAGCAATATGCATATTTATCGCATTGCTAAATAGTGTGAGAATCAAGCCATGGAAAATAAAAGCATCAGAAAAACCAATCTCAACAACCTCCTGAAGAGGCACCTTGAGAACGATGGCAACACAAAAGCTGGATTTGCAGAGCTTTTGGGCATCAGCGCGTCCCAATTTAGTCAGCTGCTTGGTGAAAATAGCGTTAGGAACATCGGGGACAAGATGGCGAGGAAGATTGAAGTGGCGTTAAAGCTGCCTAATGCCTGGCTTGATTCCATACATGAAGATGAGCCACGAGTTGATGCTAACGTCTCAAACCCCAGAGACTACAAGCAGACTGCGCGCTACCCGGTTCTAAGCAAGATTCAGGCTGGCGCCTGGGATGAGGCCTGTGAACCCTATACGATAAAGGATGTCGATATGTGGCTAGAATCAGACGCACATACACAGGGAGATGCTTTCTGGTTACAGGTGGAAGGCGACTCGATGACTGCTCCCATGGGGCTGAGTATTCCGGCAGGAACGTACGTGCTGTTCGATACTGGACGGGAAGCCGTGAATGGGAGTCTGGTTGTTGCAAAGCTTACTGATGAAAATGAAGCCACATTCAAGAAGCTCATCATCGACGGCAGCCAGAAGTACCTGAAGGGGCTAAACCCGCAATGGCCTATGGTGCCGGTTAACGGGAACTGTAAGGTGCTGGGCGTGGCGATCGAGACAAAGATGCGGCTGGTCTAAGACTTATCGCTGATAAACGATTTCGATAAACTGCTCAGGTTATGTGAAATATTATGAGAGCTGAAAAAATAATCACCGTTTACCCAACTATGATTAAAGCAGGTTTGGCAGTAAATCACTTCATGGCGCCTGATCCCGTAACTTATGTTGGTGAGTATCCAGCCAGATGCTCTTTCTATCTGACATCATTGATGTATTTCGAAAATGGCAAAGAATATACGACAGAGCTAGATGTTTCTTTAAATGGAAAGTCTGTTTTACCTGATGACAACGATGATAACTCCATGGAAACATTTATGTTTTGCCCAATTGGTGATTCATCGATTATGGTTGGATCTTCTTTGTTTGTTAAGAATGTCCAACTATTAGAGAGTGGAACATATGACATTAATTTTAAGCTTTATGAGCAAGTTGATGGCAAGCTAGGCGAGCTAATTGATGAGAAAAGTTGCGCTATCATTTCAACAATCATTCTAGGGAGCTAGAGATGAAAAGATATCTTTACTCCGTTCCGCTTAACGGGAGCTTGATTGAACAAAGCGCATCCAACCCTCATAATGAATCAAAATTTGGAAGTGGAGATGGTGGAGGCGATGACATGTTAGAGCGAGTTAAAAAGCTTGAAGAGCAAATAAGTTCTCTTGTTACTGATTTAGCTGTCATGAAATCTAACTATGCCACTAAGGAAGATGTTTCTTCTGTTCGCATTGAAGTACATCAAGCTATCTCTGCACAAACCAAGTGGCTAGCGGCAACTATGATTGGTGTAGCAGGTATAGCAATGGCTGTAGCTAAACTAATATTCTAATACCCGGCAACTACTCCAATTTTTTATGCTGACATAACAATAGCCCGCCACTGAGCGGGCTTTTTTGTGCCCGCAGTACCCACTTCGTAAAATAAATCTCCTTCTAAATCATTTAGCTAAATCTTCCCCGTCAATTATTTAGCATTTTGCTATTGCCAATCATTTAGCATAACGCTAAATTAAATCCCATCAGCAGGAAGCACTACTCACCAGGACGGTGATGCTCTTTAACAACATTGCAGCGCTGACAAAGCGCCAACCAACCAAACGAGATGGGTTTGGACTGTCTATCAGCTAACTGGTCGGCAGTACCAAAACCACTTCAGGAGGCAACCATGACAGTTATCACTTACGGCACATCCGTTAAAGAGAACGCCAAATCACGCCGCCATGCTCGTCGTCGTGCGGTGGCAATGGATCGTGAACGCATCGAATCAATCATCGACACAGCTTTCGGCATCGAGCCAGAGGTTGTGGCGATTGAAGTTAAGCACATCAGCCGCATTGAGAAAGCAGTTATCTCCCCTTCTCTGCGTGACAGGCATGAGAGCACATCGCAGTGTTTGCCATATGTTGCGCTGTTTCAAGCTGGCCATCGTACTGTTCGTAAGGATGCAACACACATCGTTAAATAGGACTGATCAATCAAGGTCGTATGTCTATTCCGGAAGTAAAAGCATCAGCTGAATATATGGATTGGTTTTTACAGTCAACTACACCACCCATAGCTTTCGCGGTGTCCCAGCCATTGGAATAAAGACGAATGACAGCATTCCTTTTCACATCGGTACGACTTTTTGTCATGGCATCAAGCTTGAACCATTTAGGAAAATCTCCATCCAGAAGACCATTTTTGTAGTCGAGGCAGCCAGTCATCCATATTCCTCTGCCTTCATCTTTTGCCTCATCCTCACTCATCTGCGCATGAGCAGCAGAGAGATGAGCGGTTAGGAAAAATAAAAAGGTCGCAGTTAGCGTCTTTTTCATAGTCGTTTTCTGTACACGGAACGGAGGATTTAATAATGCCTAATACAAAAAATCGCTTCCATGAAAATATCAACTGAGTGACACCGTAAAGCCGCCTACTCAGACGGCTTTGAGGTGCTACGCACCAACGCTGTGAAGTTTCAAATGATAGAGACAGAACAGGATGCGATTTGGCCGCTTAGTGCGGCCTTCTTTTTGCCCAGAATTCAGGAGATGGAAATGACTGAGACTACCGATTTAGCAGTGCTGGAGATTAAACCTGAACAGGCTCCGGCACTGTATGTACCCAATGGCCTCGACGCTTACCTTGAGCAGATTCGACAGCTTGCCGCTGAAGTTCCTGACGTCAGCACTAAGAAAGGTCGCGACCGCATCGGCTCATTGGCTCGAATGGTTGGTTCAAGCAAGAAAGCCATTGAAGAGCCTGGTCGCGCATACCTGAAGCATCTTAAAGAGGCGGTTAAGCCTGCCGAAGAAGAGCTTCGCCGGTTCACTCGCGAATGTGACACGATCCGCGATCAGATTCTGTCCCCTCGAAACGAGTGGGACATTGAGCAGGAACGCATCGCCGCAGAGAAGGCTGCTGAAGATGAGCGCCTGCGCATTGAAGCCGAGCAGAAAGCTGCTGAAGAAGCACTGAAAAAGCAGATTGAGTCCGATCACGAAATGGCTCTGCTGCTTAACGATAAGTTCGACCGCGATGCTGCTGAAGCGAAAGCCGAAGCAGAGCGCCAGCGCGCAGCACACGAAGAAGAGATTCGCCGTCAGGCTGTTGAACAGGCTCGCATTGAAGCAGAGCAGGCAGCACAGCGTGAGCGTGAAGCAGCGGCAAAACGCGAGGCAGATTTGCAGGCAGCCAAGGAAAAGGCTGAGGCCGACGCAAAGGCCGCTCAGGAGCGCGCAGAGCGCGAATCCAGAGAGGCGCAGGAACGAGCCGAGCGACAGGCACAGGATGCGCGCGAAAAGGCAGAGCGTGAGAAGCAAGCCGCTATCGAAGCTGAGCAGCGCAAAGCCCGTGAAGCAGAAGCTGCCCGCCTGGCTGAAGAGAAACGAATTGCTGATGAAGCGGCCGCCCGCGCAGCAGATGTTGCTCACCGCAAATCAGTAAACAACAAAGCGCTGGCTGATCTCGTCGCTATAGGCCTCACTGAAGAGCAGGCGCGCAACGTAATCACGGCTATCGCCAAAGGCGAAGTTACTTCCATCCGCATCACCTACTAAAAACTCACCAACACCAAGGAATCACCCATGCAAGCTTTCGCTATAGCTGGGGCTACCCACATGGGTGGCTTCGGATTTAACACGTCTCAACTCGACCGCATCACCCGCCGTCTTCGTGCGAGCTTACGCAGCCTGATTGACACCCTTAACCAGAAAGGAAATCCGAAATGACCATTATCCCAGTGAACGGAACCATTCTGGTTCAGCAGGGCTGCAGCCATTTCAACAAGGTCTACGAGGAGGCGTTCCCGGACACGCAGGAGGGAATGCACAAAGCCTATGAGTGGGCGTCTGAGATTGCCCTGGGCTGGCACAACTGCCAGGACGAAGACTGGAACAAGAGGTTCAACAACCATGCAGCATGATGATGATGAATTTGTCGCACTGATGCGCGGCATGCTTGGCGGGTTAGCTGAGCCAATGACATACGAACAGGCTGCAATGGATGCGGCGGCTGATTACCGTACGGAGCGACAGGTAGAGCGAATGGGGGTTGGCTATGAGTAAGGAATTTTATGTCAGGCTGGCAGAGATACAGCGTACCCTGAACGCGCCGAAGGGCCAGTACAACAGCTTTGGCAAGTATCACTACCGAAGCTGCGAAGACATTCTTGAGGGTGTGAAGCCGCTACTTAATGGCCTGTTCCTGTCCATCTCGGACGAAATCGTTTTGATTGGCGATCGCTATTACGTCAAAGCTACGGCGACGATAACCGATGGCGAGACCACTCACAGCGCCTCCGCAATGGCCCGTGAAGCCGTCGACAAGAAAGGCATGGATGATGCTCAGATTACTGGCGCTACCAGCTCCTACGCTCGCAAATACTGCCTGAATGGCCTGTTCGGCATTGATGATTCAAAAGATGCTGACACGGACGAGCACAAGAACCAGCAGAACAATGCAAAGCAGCAGCCTCAGAAGCCATCCCCAACACCTGAAGCCGTCCTGAAAGCCTTCACGGAGGCGGCGCATCTTAAAGCCACTATTCCTGAGCTGAAAACTGCATTTGCAAAAGCCTGGCAGATGCTGGATGGCAAGCCTGAGCAGGCCAAGGCACAGGAAGTCTATGAAATTCGCAAAACTGAGCTTGAAGGAGCCACAGCATAATGCCAATCAACACGATCACAATTGCAGGAAATGTGGGGAAAGACGCCATCGTTAGAGTCACCCCAAACGGAAAGCACATCGCGTCGTTCTCTCTGCCGGCTAAGTCCGGCTTTGGTGACAACGAGAAAACATCCTGGCTGCAATGCAAGATGTTCGGAGCTATGGCAGAGAAGTTATCGGCTGGCATCCTGAAGGGTGCAAAGGTCACGGTGACCGGCGAGTTTGTGCTTGAGGAGTGGACCAAAGACGACGGCACCAAGGTATCTACGCCAACCATTCTGGTGCGGGATATCGATCTGCCGCCAAAGCAGAACGGCCAGCAACAGAGTCGGCCGCAGCAGTCGCATGGTCAATCTACAGAACCTCAATACGATAATTCGATTCCCTTCTAACTCCCACCAATAAGGCACCGACCATGACCATCACCGAACCTTCGGCGGACTCTGCACGCCCTGACGAAACGGAATCACAGCGATTGCACCGGCTGGCTATGGAAAGCGCTCAGAGAATAGCTGAGGCGAAATATGGCGGTCGGTGCCGGATTGAATCACGTACGAAGGAATCACTGGAAGCACGGCGCAGGGAGCGCGCCACCCGTGAATATGCACGAGATGCAGCCTTCTATCCGCAGCTACCACGCATCGTAATGACCAAGCCTGATGTCGTCTGGAATGACTATCAGACAGAGCTGCGCGGCCGGTTTGGTGCCGTGGTGCAGGATTAGCATTCATCTTCAGACGGATTTTACGGGAGGTAAATTGCAGACTCAGGAATACCAGCGTCGTGGCAATCAGTTAACTCTTGGCCGCCGCTGGTCACCCGATGAGATAGTTCTTCTGAAAGAACTCGCAGCAACCATCCCACCCAAACTTATAGCCCGGCAACTCAACCGATCCTATGAATCCGTTCGCCAGCGCGCCAGTCGCAGCCGGATACGTTTTCTGGAAGAGCGCAGTAAACGCATAAGTGGCACTAAGCCAAATTTATGACACAAATATACTGTACATATAAACAGTGTTTTGCTGTTCTTTATCAGGCTATGCGAGTAAGGTGGCTGAGTGAATTCACGGCCTAACTCACTCAACTAAAAGAGGATTTACCATGGAACATACCGACCAGGAATTTGAAGACCTGCAAGACCTCAATACCCTGTATCGCTCTGCGATTCTGGACACCACCGAAGCCGTCGGCTGGGGTATCGAGATTCTGACCAAAGTTGTCGCGGCGATTAACGCAGGTACGGCTGGCTCCCTGTCTCCAGCCGATCAGTATCAGGCCAAGCAGACCCTGATGTATCTGAAAGGCCGCAAAGACGACAACGCCATGTTCCGAAAGCCCGGCGACCCGGTGCCGCGTACTTTTCAGCAGTACGAACACCCGTAACAGTTAACGGACACTTTTCAGGCCGATTTTGATCGGCCTTTTTAACCTCATTAAATTTTCTGGTTTAAAATTTTTCAAAGGATGCCAAATATGACTACTGCAACTGACCTGGCGCAACAGGCGATCGATAACATCAATGCTCTTAAAGCGCTGGCGGAGAAAACGGGTGAAATCCCGGCTGATGTGCAGGCTCAACTGGACGCTTATGCCAGCCAGGTCGATAAACTGACCCGACAGTTAGACAGCGAGGAAGAGGCCCGTGAGGGTTATCGCGTTAATATTTTGAGAGATGCTGAGCAGATTGGCCTGGCTCTCGAAATCATGAATAAAATCGAGAATGGACTGGGCGATAAAAGCATTCCTCAAATGCCTACTACTCTGCGACGTCAGCTTACTGAAACACTGGGGTATGTTACGGATCGGCAGAATGAACTCCTTGCTTATCGTAAAGAAGGTGACTCTAAACCTCGTTCATACGAAGAGTACCGCCAGGGAGTTTAATCCCTTTTAATTTCATATAAACAGCCGCCTCCGGGCGGTTTTTTATTGCCTGCTATCTGACTATTTTCGCCGCGGCATTGAACCTGACAGCGGCATAAGGGGTAAGAGAATGAGTGAGGTGAAATCGTTAATTGCGGAGATTAAATCAAAGGGGCTGTTGCGCGCCGGAGATAAGCTTGAACTGCTCTATGTTGTGGCTGCTCAGCTTCAGGATAACTACGCCGCCCTCAAAGCAGAGCGTGACGCGATGGCGGCTGAGAATGTGGCGCTGAAGTCTGCTATCAGCTATGTCTGCGACACGGACAATCAGCCTGATTATCAATATGACGGCATGGGCTGTGGTATCGAGGATCGTGGGATAATTGATCGGTATGAAGCTGCTCGGTACGGCTGGGATGAAGCCCTTGAAAGGATGTATAGCGAAGTTATCCCGTGCGCCTCTGATATCGAAACCCCAGCCACCGACGCCTACCTCAACTCTGTGCGGGCTGAGGGTGTGGAGCTGGTTATGGCGCATCCTGCCATAAGCCTCTGCTCACTAACGCATGCCTGCGAAGAAATTGCAGCCAAACTCCGCGCCGATAAGGATGGTGAGTGATGGCTATTTGGATTGAGTTGCGATGCGAACGTCGCGGTGATGGGCTGGATGCGTCATCCGGCAAACGCTGCTGGTCTGATGATAACAATGGGCCGGGGGAAATGGCTGATGACACTCTCGCAAATATGGCTAGCGTTTACCAGTTTCTCAAACAAGATGCCGCTAAAGCGGGCTGGAAATTAATTCGTGGTGAAGGCTGGGTATGCCCCTGCTGTGTAAAGGGGGAGCCATCATGACCGAAGAGCAGAAGCAGGCGCTGATTGAGTGGCTAAAACCTCAGATTGATGAGCTGCAAAATGTGTCCGATGAAATTCCTTTCGGGCTGGACTCAGACAGTGCAATGCACTTAAACACCATGCGTGTCGCACTGGCCGCGCTGACTGCGCCTCCCGTTGGTTACATTCGCGCCAACGAAGCTGAACTAATTCAGCGGCTCAAGAAACACTCAGTAGTTGAATTGGCGATATTCAAAACGCAGGCATTCCGTGATGATGTGGCTGTCTTTACTTCACATGCAGCCTCAACGCAGCGCGCCGCTGACCTGGCTGAACTAGTGCCGAATAAATGGAGCCTTGAACAAGCGTTGAAATTTATCGAGGACTATACGCCGCCCAGCGAAGAGGAGTCCGTATTGTTTGCTGTTAACTCTTTCCGCGCTGCCATCCTGCGCAAAATTGAGGAGGAGAAATGATAAACCCTGATGATATCAAGGTGGGTATGGTTCTGGGCCAGGCGGATGCAATGATACTGCGTGCAGCGGTGGCACGCCTCAATGTTCTGGAGCTGGAGATTCTGGCGCTGCGTAAAGGTCGCGAGATTCCGGAAGGATGGAAGCTGGTACCCGTCGAGCCAACGCCAGAGATGCTGGAGGAAATCTGGCTTGATGAGCGCTTTAAAGAAATGGCTATGAAGCGCAAGTATTATGCGTTGCTGGCAGCCGCCCCCACTCCGCACGAATAAGCGATATACTCCCCACAGGAGGACATCGCCATGTCACACAACTTAGCAGCACGCAGCAGAGAAGAACGCGACAGGATTAACGTGGATATAGCCGCGTCAGGAGTAGCGTACAAGGAGCGTATGAACCAACCTGTTATCCCGCATGAAGTGGAGATGCAGCAGCCTGCAGAGATGAGGGAGTATTTCAAAGAGAGATTACAGCACTACAGGAGCGTTGCGCTGCAGTACCCGCGCGGCACTGACCCGGTTTATTTCAAAGAAGAGAGCAAGCTGTGAAATGGATTTTACTAGCCGGTACGCTGCTTTCTGCAGCAGCGCTGGCAGATGATAGGTCATTTGAGACACCAGAAGTTCGATGCCTCAATGACCACACCATCCCCTTAATTAAGTCCGATATTGAGCCAAAAAAAATCGTTGATGAGGCTTATGTTACTTGCAAGCCTGAGCTGGATGAGTGGAAGAAATCGCAGGAGCCCTTGCCTGATGAAATGAAGCTGCGCATGCGCAAAGAGCTTTATGACTTCTACATCAGGATGATTGAAAAACGGCGAAATTACGAAGCCAACAAATCCGCAGAAGCAGCCCACTGAGCCATTTTTCACTACTAGGCGACTAAAATTTCGCTGCTGTGAGTCGATTATTTCCCCACGGGGATCGGACCCGGCTTATCAGAAGGAGGAGAAGTGACTATCGTTTTCATTCCCTCCCTCATCAGCCTGCTTGTTTCTAAGGTCGAGGGGAAAGGTTCTTCTTACATATAAACGAACTTTTCATTTGTATACTGTGTGAAAAATTCTCCCAACCACTAAAAACATCAGCTCAACAATGTTAAATTAGATTAATCTCATTAATCACTTCGGATCGTTTGATGGAAATAACTCAGTTTGAGCTAGTGCATCCTACATTTTTCAATGCCGTAGCTCATCAATTAAGGGCTAGGTTTCCAGATCCATCCCTGCTTATCGAAGTTCCTACCTCTCCGATTCTGGACGATCTGAGTAAGCTAAATGAGTTTGGTAAGATAAATTGGGTGCCTCGCTTAATCATCCCACCTTACTGTGATTACGACTACCATCACCCCGTTAGGTTTGTCGTTTACTACAGAAAGAAGCTGGTTGGTTACGTCTTTGGGGGCTACAACCTTACTAAGCAATCTCTTGAAGTGCATTACATGGAAAAAGTGAAGGATGCTCATCGAGAACTTTATAAGCAGTTCCTTCCACTTACTGTCGAAGTTCTGTCCGCTTACGCATGTTTCATCAAGCAACAACATCTTCTCGTTGATAGAATTGCTTTAGTTAATCCTGTTAGTAATCGTCAAACATACTACCTAGATAGTGGCTTCGAGCTTCATGGCAACTATGATGGCTACTGTCATGCAATGGTTCTGAGCGCGAGCTTAGAGACAGGAAGCTTCGATTACAAGAGAGCAATGTGAGGCCTTAACATAGGCGTAGGCTTACTAAGAAACAGCTGAAACCTACTAAAAAAACTGAGGCTGCAACTTGTTATTTAATGGTCTCTCGATTACATTTACGTCAACCGTTTCTGTTTGCACATGTAAACAATTTTCAATTGAAGCCGATACCTAGTGTTGAAAGGCTACTAAAACTATATTGAACGGTTTTCCCCAGTGAGGAGTCGATATGAAAACAACTGAGCAGATGATGGCTGAAGCTGAGAAGCTTGTGGCTACGCTGTTTGCTAATGGCGGGTCTCCGATGAGTAAGTTCGGTACCAGCTGGGAGCAGCTCGAGCAGCTCGAACTCCGGGATGATCAAATCACTACTATCATTCCGTGCGAAGTTCACCGACAAGTTGCTTGTGGTTGATAACAGCATAGAAAGATAGTGATAGGGCCGCTAACAGCGGCCTTTTTTATTACCAAAATTCAATAGACCTCGCCCCGGCGGGGTTTTTTAATGCCTATAGGAAACCGAAATGACACATCCGGATCCGATAGATGAAGCAGCAGAACGCGAACAACAGATGATTGAATTGGCACTGGCTCACCGGCCAAAGCCCACCATGAAGTTTACTGGCGTCTGCCACAACTGCGAGGAGTCAGTAGATAAAGGCTTCTTCTGCTGCCCGGAGTGCTGTGAGGATTACCAGCGCATTGAGCGCGCTAAGCAGCACCGCAAGGTGGCATGACGACTGTAGAGGAGAACGCACTAAGGGCTGTAGCGCGTAAGTGCAGGAGCGAAATTATCAAAGCCACTGAAGGCAGGCCCAAAAAAGAACACGACCGCATCATCACATCACTTCTCGACAAACACGCCAAATCAATCACCGCCCTGCCGCCTGATACGTTTCCAGCCAAGCGCTGGCTAGCGTTCTATGTGCGCCAGGTGGACAAGGAGATAAGACAATGAGGGGAAATAATGAATGAGCTGGCTCTTTTCGCAGGCGCTGGTGGAGGAATACTCGGCGGGCACCTCCTTGGATGGCGAACAGTTTGCGCAGTTGAGCGTGACGCCTACGCAGCACAAGTTCTGGCGCAACGACAAAATGATGGAATTCTCCGAGCTTTCCCGATTTGGTCTGACGTGTGCAGTTTTGACGGAAAGGCATGGAAAGGAATTGTTGACGTCGTTTCTGGAGGCTTTCCATGCCAGGACATTTCAGCAGCAGGATCCGGAGGAGGAATATCCGGATCGCGATCTGGACTATGGAAGCAGATGGCAAGAATCATCGATGAGGTTCGACCTGAATACGTCCTGCTGGAAAACTCACCTCTGCTTGTGGGAAGAGGACTTGCCGTGGTCCTTGGTGATATTGCCGCGATGGGGTTCGATGCGGAATGGTGTTGTATTTCAGCATCAGAGTGCGGAGAGGCCCATAAGCGCGATCGAATCTGGCTTGTTGCCTACCCCAAGGGCCAGCATGGGCGGTCACGGAATAGCATGGTGTCGGGCGAGAACCGGGGAGCACAGACACAATCTCGAGGATTGGCTGGCATGGCAACATCTGGAAGCTGGCGGAGAGGGAACCCCTGGCCTGAACGCATGCCCCGATTACGTCGAGTGGCTGATGATATGGCCCATGGGGTGGACAGACTTAAAGCCCTTGGAAATGGTCAGGTTCCAAGAGTGGCAGCAACTGCATTCTCTATCCTGAGCAAAGGCTCATGACTAACACCACATGCGACGAAATCACCCCGGGCGAGCTCTTAACTGACCTCGCCCTTTTTATTGCCCTGATTATTGCGTGGCTCTGCCCGCCAAAGGAGTAGATATGGAAAACGTTGTACAGCTGATGCCTAGCAAATGGGTATCTGAATCTGTGCTGATGACCATTACCGGCATGAAGAAAAACACCATCAAAACGGCTCGCGAGGTGTCATGGATGGAGGGACGTGAATACAAGCATGTCTCCCCTGACGGCGCGCCGCGTGACAACAGTATGTGTTTCTATGACTGGAAGGCTATCGAGAAGTGGATTGATAACCAGCCGGCAGCGATTGCCAGGAAGAAATCTGCTTAAATGCAGATCCATTTCAACAGGAGAAGGCGTATGTCTGGATATCCGACAGGAGTGGCTCCCAACAAGAACC